CTGAAAGTGGTTTAGCATTTTTAAACCCCGCTACACCCGCTCCAGCATATTCAGGATGATTAGGATGAGTGTTTTCATTATAAGTTACTTTGTAGGGGTATTCTGTATCACATTCAGTTATTTTAGCTAATACATGGCATTCTCTAGCATTAGCTTCATTATCATCCCAACATAACATTGGTTTATTTATAATTTCTATTTTCATTGTAATATAGTTTAGGTTAATAATTGAGTTAAACTTTGCCTATAGTTGTAATAAGTAAAACTACCTAATCCATAGTGAGCACTATCTTCCCTATCTTGCAAATAGAGTAGCCTTAATGGCTATGAGGTAGTTTTTGCATGTTGTTATAACTTGCTAGTTGTTGTTTAGGTTAATGAAAAAATGAAGGTTTATAGACACCAATTTACCATTACGCATTTTCCAGAATACAGTATTATCCTTCATAAGTTTGTGATTCTAATGAGTTTAATTCTGATTCGTTTTTAGCATCTAAATATTGTTGATATTTAAGACACTTCAATTCATCATTTAATTCTGAAATTGCATAATTCCATTCGAAATGATATTGATAATTATCTGATACATCTTCAATATCTTCTGAAGATAATCTATTAGAATTTTTAAGAGTTTTTAATTCTTTTAATTCTTTTTCAATTTCTTCTATTCTCTCATCTATATCAGATGGGAAATAAGATTGCATCTCATCGAAGTATTTTGGCTTTTCCATTTTTATAAGATTAGATTAATATGAGGATAAATAGTATCTTCAAAATTTTTGATAATACCTTTATCAACAATTTCTCCAGTATGTTTGTGTCTAATGGAATAATAGTATGCTTTCATCTTAGTAGGATTTATTAGTTAGTATTAGGTTAATCCACTCTGTATTTATCAGGGCTTGTGACCTGCTATCTATTGATAGGCTACATTAGATTAAAAGAGTTTCATTTTGACAACTCTTTAAGAAAACTATCAAGTTCTCTTTTTAAGATTGTTGCTCTAGTTGTATGTATACGACAATTAGGCATACATTTATTTAAAATGTTTCTAATTTGTCCTATAGTTTTACAACCCATTGCTGTAGCACAATGGCAAAATCTTACACTGAATCGTTGATTATTAATCAACATTGAATTTATTCTCATATATGAAATGTATTAGATTATGCTATATTATTTGATGTGGAAAGTAATTGTAGTTTTGAAAATAGAGGGAATATGTGGGTATAGATGGTAGCAACCTCATCAATCTTCCCCATAAACTCCAATAAATCCTCAACTTCAGTAACATTACCTAGATAATCTAAATAAACTAGATAATGTTGTTCTATATATATAAAGGTATAGAGAAAAATGAACTAGTTACAGGCTAATAAAGCCTCTGAGATCCTAGTTCTCCTAATGACATTCCCTTTATCATTAGGCTCAGTGGGAATATTGTTACTATATATATAAAGGTATACATTATGTTAAATAGAAATAGTAACACTTAAACTAGTATAGGAAAATCTTTTGCTAGTAAAACCTATAGTGGTAGTATGAGTGTTACTATTATAAGGAGCCAATACCCTATTACCTCTTATAGGATCTGAGCATTATTAAGATTAATAATACTAACAGGGTATCAGCTAAATATTGTGCCTATATATAAAGGTAAGAATAATTTATTATTCAGTAGTGAGCACCCTTCTACCTATATAGTAAGTTTATATTCTCTTTGTACTTCAGAGATTTAATACTTACCTCAAACATAGTTAATCCTCCAACTGTGGTGTGGCTATGCTTAATAAATTATTCTTGCCTATATATATATAAAGGTATAAATAATACCAAATAGTAATTATGCTTTTACTGTAGGTTAAGACCTGTTGGCAACATACTAAATGGTACTATATATAAAGGTATAACACCACCAAAACCTCAACCCTTCTCTGCTAGTCTATATTGTTAATATCAGAGGTGATGATGGTGTTATATATACATCTTATATATATAAAACAAAAGAGCCCGAAGGCTGTAGTACTACTTCATAATGAAGAGCCCACAACCTTCAGGAAGATGAATATTCAACCCAGCCACAATAACCTTTTCCTTTCCCTCCTTATTGGTATACTGCTGAAGGGTAAGAGTGGCTTTGGCATTAGGTTTAAAGACCTGTGCATTCAGCACCCTACTATCATCGACACTGTAGGACTCACCATTCATAGTGAACTGGCGAAAGTTACCATACTTTCCCGATATGGGTGCTGAAAGGGTACTGATGACTACATCTACACTTTCTGTAGTAGAAGAAGAAGAAGAAGAAGCACTTGGCTTCAATGATGTAAGTAATGACATAATGAAAGGTGTTAGATTGGAACATAAAAAGAACTCTTGTGCTACAGGCACACTAACCTCTGCAACCAGTCTGATTCTGGTACGTCTATGAAGGTAATGTGTATCCAAGAGAGAAACTGTTGAAACCTTGGGTTGCGTAAGCATATCAGCCAAGGAAAAACCTAGTAGCATAGGTTTTTATTGGAAAAACATTAGCAATATTGACCTTACGGACTATTAAGTGGTTACGGCTATTGCACGAATTACTCAATACTGCTAATGATAATAGGGGCACCTATGTACCCCACGCAAAAATTAGTAGGGGTTTAATGTGGACTTGGAGAATGTAAACACCTGTAAATAAAAATTTTATGAAAAAAAATTTAAAAAAAAAATATTTTATATTTATTACTCAGTATCATTTACTGTCAATGAACATTTACAGAATCTTAATCTCAACTTAATATAACCTAACTTTAGGATTACTATCTTTATAGTTAAAATTTAAGCTATTATGAAGCTATTACTACTATTAGGGATAATAATGATACTAATGCCCTACGATGCCCCAGATTTTATAAATACGTCCAAGGAACCCTCTTTAAAGAACATAATGAATCAGGAAATTATAGATGGATTCTTTGAAGAAGATACTACAGGTATTTCTAATCAATATTATTTTATACCTTAGAGTATAATACTATGGGTATAATATGGATAAAATAAGGATATAGCCTTATAGTATATGGGTATAAGGATACAACCTTATATGCCTAAAATATTTTAACACTATGTTCTTAAAATACCTACTATATTATTTGGATTTGTCAAACTAAAGGTTTATATTTGCATTTGGGAATTACCCCCAAACTTCAATGTCCGTCTCTATAAAGAGTGAATAAGTAAAAGGAGCATTGTTGGATCAGGTAAGTTAATCTGTAAAAAGAAATGCTAAAACGGAGGTGACGTTTCTTTTTCAGGGAGGAATTCCCTTTTTTCTTTGAGGTTGACATCAATTGCCCAAAAAAACTGGAGGAGAAGGGGCATTAAAGGTGTGCTTTCATTGCACCAGATTACTCCTTATTCCCTTTATAATCAATATAAAAAATATATTCTTAATAAAGGATATTAAGTTTTTTGCAAGATATATTCATTTTTGTTTGTATATGTTATGTAGATTGCATATCTTTGTATTAGTATTAATCTAAAACTTTAGTATGGAAACACAGAGAGTAGATATTGATTTTGATATAGAGCCGTTAAAATGGGCAGGTATAGAAGCTGCTAAGCTGGGTATTAGCCGAAGAAGGTTTATAAAATTAGTTATAAAGAGGTTATCGGATATGATACAGCAAAGCCCTAACATAGCAGTAAAAGAAGTAATCAGACATATAAGCTCAACAACAACCTAAATGTAGTTCAAATACTTAAAATTATGAGCCAGAAAGAAGAGAGGGTTAAATTAGAAGGAATGTGTCAAAGATGTAAAGAAGTGTTTAACCAAACTTTTATGGATACATTTATATTTGGAGAGTCTCTATTAGTAATACATGATGAGTATAATATAAGAAGAGTAGATCCAATGAGCGATGAATTTATGAAACTAAAACAACAAGAAGATGTATAGTATGTTACTATTTACAGTATTAGGTCTAATACTCTGGAATATTTCACAGAGTATGAGGATAAGTAATTTAGAAAAGAGATATGATAGAGCTAATAGAGAGTTGTTTAATATTAATAAATATTTAATGAATAAATAAGATGAGACTACAACTAGACACTAAAGAGAAAGTTATTAGATTAGAAGAATCTGTTAACTTAGCAGAGTTTTTTGAGAACATTAAGAAACTCCTACATGATGGTTCTTGGAGAGAGTATAGATTAGAGACTAACTGTACTATAAACTGGACTACACCTATAATAGTTAAAGAATATCCTTACTGGCCTACCTATCCTTGGATTACTTATGGGCCTGATACTCCTAACACAATTAATAGTACTACTGAATGTATATATAATATAGAAATATAGATGGCTGTTACTAAGAAAAAGACTAAAACATATACCTCTTATATATTCTTGAGATTAGGTACCTGGTCTTGTAGTCATATATGGGATAGAAGGTACTCAACCTCTGAGTATGAGAAAATGGGGTTTAAAATAAAAATATATGATTTTGAAGACTAAAAATTTGGAAGTTATAAAATAGTAACTTATCTTTGCGTAATATTTGCTAAAATGGAGAAAAGAAGATTAAGTTTAAATAGAACAGGGGGAGCTAAAAATTATAATAGTCCTTTTAAAGGAGGACCCTATAGTGCTCATCCTGTCCATTATAACATGATAGAGAACATACATCTAGATTTAGATGCTATGGATAGTGAAATAGATAAGGCTTTAAATAGTACATCTACTAAAGTAAGACAGGTAGCACATAACTTTACAGTTTTACAGTCTATCTATTTTAATACAGATACTGGAAAATGGGTATTAGCTCAAGCAGATGATAAAGATACAATAGGTACTCATGTTGTAGTAGAGGTTATAGATAAAGATTGTTTTGTAGCGGGGTTATCAGGAACATTTGAAGTTAGAAATACTTTAGATTTAGGGTATTGGTTTACTTCAGATACTGTAGCAGGAGAGTTAGTAGATGCTGCTCCGGATATTAACAACCCTATGATACAGGTTATAGATAGTAATACCGTTAGGGTATTAGATATAGGTATTGTAGATAATTTAGATAGTATACCTGCTAGTAATGTTATAGTAACTAACCCAGTAACTCCCGACTACACCGCCCCAGAAGTGGGCGATACGATGCAGGATATTACGAATAAGGTGGTGTGGCTAAGTACGATTAATAGCGATTACATTTGTCGGCATAACACGCTGAATCCCTCTACTCTTATGGATGGTGAGGGGAACATCAACGTTCTGAAATATATACTAGATTCATTTCAAGCAGCTGTGATTGATGATCTGACGGGGGATGTGGTTTACTACTTATCAAAAGAAACGCCTACGCTCAAAGCTGATGGTATAACACCATCTGTATTAACTGGTGAGGATGGTAGCGTGATGATAATAAAACCAGAATTCTGGGTAAAAAGCTGGATGGAGGGAAGTGTTGAGTACACGGCGTTATCCTTAATTGAAAAGGAGGGTTACAGGAAATCACCTAAATTTGCTTATGGAAAATATAAGGCTTATCTAGATGCAAACGGTAGGCTGGTGAGCCGATCAGGTGTTACATGCACAACGAATCGAAACCTTACCGAATTTAGGGCAGATGCACGAAACGGCAGAAACCACCTGTGGAACGTGACCCCATACCATATGTACAACGATCTATTGATACTCTATAAAGCCGTTGTACGTGATTTAAATTCGCAAACCGCTCTGGGCTATGTTAGTCGAGCGAATCAAACCGACTGGAATAATTACAATGGTTCCAACCCAGTTTGGACAACGGGCATTATGAACGATAAGCCCACCCTATATATCGGCAGTAGAGAGGTGGTTGTGCCCAGCTTTGTAGGCGGAAGCGCCGATTTAGTAACCGAGGTGGTTTCGTTCCTGGGCATTGAGGATTTTTACGGACACATCTTCGAAATGCTAGATGGAGCTCTAATATATTACGATGCTGAGCTAAATGGAAGTATCTATTTTACTGACAACCCAGTGTATTTTGTCGGTGATGGTGATGCTGGGGGAAACCCACCGGAAGGATTTACCTACCTAGGCTTTGCGCCAGCTGGTGGTTATATTGTTGATGTATACACAGGGCATTGTTTGCCCAGCCAAACGGGGGCTAGCTCAAGCACTCACTACTGCGATTACCATTACAAAAGCAGCTTAGCCGGCTGGCGTGTTGTGCGGGTGGGTGGCGCTTTGTACTTTGAGATGAGTGCCGGTTGCTTCTGTTCGCATTTCTCGCATTCCATGATCACTCGCACTATGAGTATCGGGGCCCGGCTCGGTATATATTTATAAAAATTATGGGTATGAAAGGACAAAGACAAAAACAAGATGGCGAAAATACACCACTATATGAAATCATAACACTTGACGATAATCGTAATCAGGTACGGTTTGATTTTGAAGTTACAGGGGGTGATATGTTCACGTATCAATATGTAAATATGAGCAGATATGCTGATATAAGTAGAATTGATATTCCAACAAAATGGAAGTTGATAATAGCAGACTGGCACGAGCCAGCCTATGCGCTACGGATTAGAGCACCTAAGACCTTGGCTCTTGACTATCCACAGATGTACGTATGGTTTCAGATTAACGACCTACCTATTCATAAGGTAGGTGAAGAAGCCCTACTGTACTGCAATGAGATACTACCAGAGCATCAACCTTTGGTAGATAACTTGGATAGTGTAACTGTCGAAAACAGACCTAATCCAGCCGACTATGCCTAGCCTAATTGTCAAAAGCCTGTATCTATTAATGTTATAATATTAAAATAATGGCTAAATCAATTTATAAAAAGAATACTGGAGAAACTAAAGTAGATGCTTTAGAAAGAACCTTAAAAGAAATAGATATTCCTCAGAATGTAAAGGATTCTGAGTATAGAATAAAGAGGGGTTTAGTTCTTTTACGTAAAGACCTTTTAGAATTAAAGAAGATAGTAGAATACTATGTAGAAAGAGATATAAAATTTAGAGAGTACCTTTCTTTACCTTGGTATAAAAAAATCTTTAGTAAATTTGTGTAGTATAAAAATTTTGTATATATTTGCAGGAATTAAGTAGTTAAGAATGACTATACTAAAGGAACAGCAGAAGTTATTATATTTAGAAAGGCTACTAAACCTACAAACTAGATTTCTAAGAGCTTATAACTCAGCTAAAGTAACGTTAGTAGTTAAAGAAGAAGAGAATTATACGGTAAAAGTTAAGGAAAATGATGGGTACGGAGGAACTACTGAAAAGAATATTATAAAGACTAAAAAGATACCCCCAACCAAGTTTGTAAGAATATCTTATTATGATACTAAGATTAATATGTACGAGAGTTATAGTATAGAATTTCCTTTAACACATTTATCCAAAAGGATAGCACATTACAAGAGAAAGTTTAACACAGCCTATAAAAATAGGCACAATATTAATAATAAATAACTAGTTATGGCAAAGGCAAAGCAAGGAACACAGGAAGCAGAAGTAAGGCAAGAAGGGGTAAAAGAATTAACTCAGGCACAGATTAGAGAAATTGAAGCTAAACAAAGAGCAGAAAAAAGGAAAGAAAAAGCTTGGTTAAAGGATGAGGTGGAATATTTAGAGCTATTGGCTAAGTATTATAACCTTAGTCTTGTAATCCCTAAACTAGCTGGAGATTTTATGAAGATGCAAGAAGAGAAGGCTAAAAGGATTGAACAGATTGAAAAGGAGGGTGAAAAGGATGAAGAAGCACCTCTAATTATTAAACCTGAAAACAAAATTGTAGATTTAGAAGGTAATGAGTTAAAGCAGTCTAAGTAAATTTGTTGTTTGTATTTAACCCCAACTTAAAAATAATTAGGTTGGGGTTTGGTTTTTAAATAAATAGTGTATATATTTGCATAGAACTAAAAGGCAAGAGTATGATTGTAACAATTCCAAAGGAGGGCCAACCTAAATATTTATTTCTTATAGAGGCTTTTGCTATAACAAGCTCTCCATTTAAAGATTTAAGATTTAGAGAAAAAGAGGTATTATCCTGGTTATATTTTTATAATAATGAAAATAAGAATATACCAGTAGAACATAGGGACAAGATCACCTTCCATAGAGATACTAGACAGAATATAGCTAGAGATTTAGGAGTATCTATGGATAGCTTATACAATATTCTAATGGCTCTTAAGAAATATGGGTTATTAGAAGGTAGTGGGGATAATATGGTATTTGTAAGTAAGTATTTAAAACCTTTTGAGGGAGAGCTTCAAGAGTTAACTTTTAAATTTAAGTAATGGAAACAAGAGTAAGTGAGGATTATTTTTTTCTAATACTACTTCACTATAATATGGTAAATGTGTTTAGCAATAATAAGAACTGGAACTATATTCCTAACGCTATTACCTTAAAGAAGAATACTGGAAAATATTCACTTACCTATAAAATAGTAGAAACTAAAAATACAAACAATGATAGAGAACACATCCAAGGTCCAAGAGATTGTACAGTTTTTAACCAAGAACCCCGGATATATCAAGCGTGGGAAAGAGAACTTAGCTAGTCTGTTGGAATGTTTAGTGGAAGAAGTTACAGAGGCAAAAAAGATATTAAGGGATACAGAAGATAATAAGGAGGAAGAATTAGATTTAGATAATACGTCTGATAATACTATTTCTGAGTTTGATAAGTATTTATCAGCACAGAAGATTAATCCAGATGATGTTAAATCTGTGAAATACTGGCAAACTGCTAGTGGAGAGTTTAGATTTAGTGTCGTTACTAAGAGTGAGCCTTTACAATTACCTAATATAGATGATGTAGTATCAGCTTTTACTAAAACTTTGGAGCCAATACTAGTCCCTACTACAGAAACTAATTCTAATAAAACTTTAGTAGTATATACTTCAGATAAACATGTGGGAGCTTACGTGCCAGATAATGCTATGTATAGTAATCCATACAGCAAAGAAGAGATAATGGCTAGAATGAGCTCTATATTATCAGAGATAGAGAAAGTAGTAACGGAGGAAGGAAGTATAAAAGAGATTATCATTACAGATTTAGGGGATGCTTTGGATGGGTATAATGCTCAGACTACTAGAGGAGGACACACATTACCACAGAATATGTCTAATATAGAAGCATTTGAAGTATTTGTAGAAGCTCATAGGTTTCTATATGATAAAATACTTACAGCTGGATGGGCAGAAAAGATTACTATTATACACCTTTCAGATGATAACCATAGTGGAGAATTTAGTTACTTTGCTAATAGAACTTTAGAAGAATATATTACAGGTACCTATAAAGGAAATATTACTTTCAAAGTATCTAGAGATTTTATAGTACCGGTAAAGAGAGAGGACTTCACCCTATTACTTTGCCATGGTAAAGATAGTGAGGATATGAAGAATGGAATGCCTCTACATTTAAAGCCTGAGACAGAGAAGTATATCATAGACTATATGTTAAATAAAGGTATATCTAATAGTAATCTACATTTTATTAAAGGAGATTTACATCAATCTGCTACTCAACAGGGTAAACATTTTAGATATAGAAATATACCCAGTGTATTTGGAAGCTCTAAATGGATTATGACTAACTTTGGTTATAATAAACCAGGATGCAGCTTTGACTTATTTGAAGGTAAGAATTTAAAACAATGGGATGTTTGGTTTTAAAAAAAAATAAAATTATGGAGACAAAAGCAAAATATTATGTACCTGAAATAGAAGAGTTAAGAGTTGGGTTTGAATGTGAGATTCAAAGCTCTTATGGATTTCAAAAAGGAATATTTCCAGAAGTACTTTATCTAGACACTCTTAGTGGATTTAGAGCAGATGAAATTGGTGCTATAGAGGCAGTTAAATCTTCTAATATTAGAGTTAAATATTTAGATTCTGAGGATATAGAAGAATTAGGTGGAATTAAAATAAGTGATTATAAGTATAATATTAATGGAGCTATTTTAGAAATAAATTATTCTGATAGCACACAAATAACTATTTCAGAAATAAGGCAGGAATGGGAAATGACCGCTGTTCCTTCAAAAACAGCAGAATACTATTTCCCTTTATTTATGGGGAAGATAAAGAATAAATCAGAATTAAAGCAAGTACTTAAAATGATAGGAGTACAGTAATATGAAAAATCCAAGGTATTGTATCAGATGTGAGATGGAAGGTAAATATATTAGAGGAGATTTTAGAGTCTTTGAAAATACTGTATCTGGAAAAGCTTATATGTGTGAAAAACATTATAATGAATGGGTAGCCTTACAAGAACTAATAGAAGAAAAAGAACTTTATGGAGATAACAGCACAGAAGATACAGAGTATTGAGTTAAGGTTTTTACAGGATGAAGATGAAGGAGTAGATGATATTACTCCTTTCATTACCTCACTTGAAAAGCTTAAAAATCATATTAATAGTGTAGGATTTAGCAATCCTTATAATAAAGAAGAAAAGGCTTTATGGAATACTATATTTAATACATTACTTGGAGAAACTGAAACTAAAGTAGAGGGGTTGAATAGTACAGGAGTAAGTATGGTACATATTCAAGAAGATATATGAGAAATTTAAAAACTAATGAGTTAATAAGGAGTATTGCTAAAGACCACGGTGTTAGTACTGAGCAAGCTAAAACAGTACTGATGAGTGTATTTGAGTACTTAAAATATAATATTACAGAGGTATCTGATAGAGAAGAAGTGTATTTTCCAGCTATAAGATTACCTAACTTTGCAATGTTCTTTGTACGAGAAAGCACTAAAGAGAAGTTTAAACTAATGAAAGAAAAGGAAGAGAATGAATCTATTTGAACTAAAGAATTGGGAATTACAAATACAACCAGAAGCTTATGCTTTAGCACCATTTAAAGTGCTTATTGGTAGAGACAAATCTAAAAATAAAAATATAGGTGTAAAAGAACTGGCATATATATTTTATATGTCTGATTATAAATCTGATTTTATAAATATTATTGATGAAGAAGAAAGGAATGAGCAAGTAAAGAAATTTGTAGAACTACCAAAAGAGTGGAAACCAGATAAGAAAGTATTAGACGCAATAGAGTTTTATAAACAAATGTCCACAACTACTAGTCTTTTATTATTAGAAGATGCCAGAATTGGTATTAGTGCTCTTTCTAAGTATATGCGAAGCATAAATTTTAATGAGGTAGAAATAAATGAAAAAACTGGGGAGATTAAACCCAAGCATGATATAAAGAAGTTTGCTGACACAATCAAACAGATACCCGCTATTGTAGAGGCTTTAAATACTTTAGAAGAAGCAGTTAAAAAGGAGCAACAGGCTGAAAAAGGATTAAGAGGAGGAAGACAAAAAGGATTATATGTTGATAGCGACTAATAATTTACAAACACCTGTTACTGAGGAATTACTTAGTAGACTAGATTCTCGTTCAAGAGTAGACTTTATGGATTCTCTTGAGCGTATTACTTTTATACAGAGATTAATATCTGACAGTAGAGGCTATGCTAGAGATAGAAAAAAAGATAGTAAAGGAAGAATTATAGTAGATCTGGAGAATCTCCATATTCTAGAGGATATGGATTATTTTAGGGAAAGAGCTATATACTATCAAAAGCATGGAGTATACACACATCTTTATCCTAATAGTGCTCCTAATAGTGAGTATAGGAAATTCTGGGATGAAGAAAGAAGAAGGTGTAGAGAAGGGTATGTAAGAGAGAATGACGGAGAATGGATACCAGGATATTACTATTATTATCTAAACTATTCTCCTATTGATATAGTAGTAGAAGATGATGTTATAGATGCGCATTTAGATGATTTAGAAGCTAATGTAAGGGCAAGTAGAATAGAAGACTTTCCACATATTTGGGATGGAGATTACTTGTTTTTTCACTATATAGAAAGAGCAGAAGCTAGAGGTAAACACGGTACTGTTCTAAAATGTAGGGGCCGGGGGTATTCCTTTAAAGCAGCAGCTATGCTGGCTAGGAACTATTTTCTTATTAAGAAGTCTAAGTCTTTTGCATTTGCATCTGAACAAGAATACCTTTTAAAAGATGGGCTTTTAACTAAAACTTGGGCCAACCTAAACTATATAGATAATCATACTCCTTGGTCACAACCTAGAGATTATGCGGATAGAGAGATACATAAGAGAGCTTCCTACAGAGATTTAGAATCTAAGACTGAGAAAGGATTTATGTCAGAGATTATAGGAGTTACCTGTAAGAATGACCCTCAGAAAGGTAGAGGAAAAAGGGGTAAACTTCTAGTATTTGAAGAGAGTGGTACTTTTCCAGGACTTAAACAAACTTTTAATATTGCTCGTAAGTCTATGGAGCAGGGAAGATCTACCTTTGGTTTAGAATTAACAATGGGCACGGGAGGTACGGTGGGAGCGGACTTTGAAGCTGCCGAAGAATTTTTTTATCATCCAAATGGATATAATATTCTTTCTTTAAAGAATATATTTGATAAGGATGCTCCTAATTCTGAATGTGGGCTATTTATACCTGAATATCTTAATAGACAGGGCTGTTATGATAAAGATGGAAACTCAGATGTTATTAAGGCTCTTATAGAAATATTTATTGCTAGGCAGCTAGTACGCAATAATAGTAGTGACCCTAATAGTTTAGTGCAGGAGAAAGCAGAATCGCCTATAACTCCCCAGGAGAGCGTACTTAGAGTAGAAGGAAATAAGTTTCCTGTAATGGATTTAAAAGAACTTTTAGCAGGCATATCTGCAAATATAGATGGATTTGTAAAAGGGCACTATACAGGCAACTTTACAATAGGTAGTCAAGGTAAAGTAGATTTTAGATTTAATGCTGATGCTAGACCTATTAGAGAGTTCCCTCTAAAAGATATATATAAGGAGGGAGCAGTAGAAATATTTGAGATGCCTAAGCCTGTAAGTGACTCATTTAGATATATTATAGGTGTAGATACATATGATGACGATGATGTTAAATATTCTACATCTTTAGGTAGTATTATAGTATTTGACAGATGGACTAGAAGAATAGTAGCAGAGTATACAGGAAGACCTCAGACAGCTTCAGAATTCTATGAGATTGTGTATAGAATGTCTAGATTTTATAACGCTATGGTGATGTATGAGAATAATAAGAAAGGTCTTTTTGCTTACTTCCAATTAGTAAAAAAAGATATAAGCATTCTAGCAGATACTCCAGAATATTTATCAGATAAATCCTCCCTTAAACCCAGCTATGGTAATACAGCTAAGGGTATTAATGCCACTGAAAGGATTAATACTATGGGTAGAAACTTACAAGTGACTTGGATGTTACAGAATGCCTATACAGATACTCCTGTTGAAGAGGGGGAAGTCTCTAAACTAAATCTTCATACTATTAGAAGTATAGGGTATATTAAAGAATGTATAGCCTGGAATACCGATATAAATGCTGATAGGGTTTCAGCTATGAATATGGTTATGCTTTTTGATGCTGAACTTAGTCAATATGAAGATGGTGTAACTAGAGAGAAAGCTCAAACTAGAGCAGATGACCCCTTTTTTAAAAGAGTATACAAGACTAGTAGACCTGATGCAGAAACAGGATTATTGGAAAGAATAACTCCTATGACTTCTTTTGGTTATAAAGGAATGAAAAAAGGTTTGATAAGTAATTAATATAAATATAACTTTGTAGAATACTATAATAATATGAGCTCAACTTTAACATTATCAGATAATATAGGATACTGGCCCAGACAGAAAAGGTCAGAGAGTGAAAAGAATGAAAAATTCTTTAAGGACTGTGTTGATGTAGGAATGACTTTAGCAGATAATGCTGACTTAGTAAAACTACCTAATGGTGTAAGATCTACTAAAAGGAAAAAAGAAGTCTGGTATGGGCTCTATGATAATAGGGTAGATAAAAGAGAGGTAGAAAAAACTCTTAATCCTTTAGGACTTTTTAACACTGATGAATTTCCAGCATCCTATAGAAACTATCCACTTCTTAATCCTGGTATAAATCTTTTGTGTGGAGAAGAGAGAAAGAGGATTTTTAACCCTATGGTAACAGTTATTAATGCTGATGCTATTACAGAGAAGGTTGAGAACATGGATAAGATGTGGAGACAGATGTATATTGAAGAAATTACAGCTACATCTTTTAGTGAAGAAGAAGCTCAACAAAGAATAGAAAAATTTAATACCCATATGAAGTACAACTATAAAGATGTACGAGAAAGAATGGGTACCCAGATGCTTAGATACCTTTACCATACTCAGGATTTAAAGGAACAATTTAGTAGAGGATTTAAGGATGCACTAATTGTAGGAGAAGAAATATACGTTATAGAAATATATGGTGGGGAACCTATACTGAGAAAGGCTAACCCTAAGAATATAAGTACTATACGTAGTGGTAGTAGCTGGAAGATTGAGGAAAGCGATATTATTGTAGAGGATTGCTATCTTTCTATAGGAGAAACTATTGATAGATATTATGACTATCTTACAGATAAGCAGGTAAGGGCTATTGAAGATGGATATTCTACTTTAGTTTCTACTGGAGGGCAGGTAAAAATGCTTAGACCGGAGATAAATGCTCCTAAACCTGTAGAGTATGTGGACCTTTCTACTATGGGTGTAGGAGATATTGATGCTTGGACAGGTATTGTAAATGGTGCTTATGATGCTGAAGGGAATGTTAGAGTAACCAGAGTAGTATGGGCAGGTATGCGTAAGGTAGGAATTCTCACTTTCTTTGATGAGAATGGAGAACTACAGAAAGATACAGTACCTGAACAGTATAAACCTGCCACAGAATTAGGAGAAAAGGTAGATTGGAGATGGATTAAAGAGTGGTATGAGGCTACTAAAATAGGTCCTGATATATATGTTAAAATGCAACCCTGTGAGATACAGATGAGGCATAGGGATAATTTATCAATGTCTCATCCAGGTATAGTAGGCTCAGTATATAATACTAATGATGATACAGGAAAAGGACTAATAGGTATTGGAGAAAATTGGCAGTATCTATGGAATACTTTTATGTATAGGACAGAACTTGCCTTCATTAAGGACAGAGGTAAAGTAGGTATGTTTCCAATACATTTAATTCCTGATAACTGGGGTGCAGAAGCAGCTTTATTCTGGGCAGAGAACTTAGGTTGGCTTCCAATAGATGCTTTTAACCAGGGACAAGAAGGATTTGCCAAAGGTAAGTTAGCTGGAGCTATGAGTGGAATGCCTACTCAAATGGACCTTTCTAATAATAATCAGATACAGAACAATATTCAATGGCTCCAGTTTATTAAAGGAGAGGTAGATAATTTAACAGGTATTACACCTCAACGTAGAGGAGCTATAGATAATAGGGAGACTGTAGGAGGTGTAGAAAGGTCTGTAATGCAGAGTTCTAATATTACTGAAGAATGGTTCTCTGTACACGATAATACTAAGGTAAGAGCTTTAAGGGCTTTATTAGAAGCAGCTAAGATTGCCTATAAGGGTAAAAGTTTTGTTAAGGAGTTTGTACTAGATGATGGTACTAAACAGATGCTAGAGTTTGACTATAATACCTATAGGGAAGCTTGCTATGGTGTGGATGTATCTAATGCTTCAGATGATGTTCAGGTATTACAGGCTCTTAAAGGATTAAGTGAAAGGTATCTGCAAACAGGTGGTAATTTTGGACTAGTTGCGGAATTAATGAACGCTAAAGACAGAGCTACTATTACTAGAAAGATACAGGAGGACGAGCAACAAAAGCAACAACAAGCTCAGGAACAATTTAAAGCTGAACAGGAAGCTATACAAGCACAAATACAAAAAGAGATAGAAATTAAAGATGCTGAACTAGTTCTAGAGTATGATAAGCTTGATAGGGAAGACATAAATAAACAGTTGGATAGAGAGGCCGATATTCAAAGGGAAACTATAAAAGCTTTAGGATTTGCTCAGGATACAGATGTTAATGACAATAATGTACCAGATGTACTGGAACAAAGCAAGTTGGCTTTACAACAAGTAAAGCAGTCTCAAGAAATTCTTTTAAAGGAAAAAGAGTTGGAAGCTAAAAGAAAAAAAGATGATAGAGATATTGAAATTAAAGAAAAAGAACTGGCTATTAAAAAAGAAGAGTTAGCTGTAAAAGAAAGAGACAGTCGGCGTAAGTTAAAGATAGCAAAGACTAATAAAAACAGGTACGATAAATAAGTCTATGTATTTGACAATACAAGAACAACGTATTAATTTTAATAATATACTAAAATACTATGTACTAGGTAAGAGCCTGTACATAGTATCTAGTATGAATGATACTATAGCATATCCTTATTCAAGTAACGAGAAAGCAACTAGAGTAATGAAGTGGATAGATAGTAAAGTTGGGGTTAACCTCACAACAAGTTTGGTTATAGAGAAATAAATAAATGAATCTAATAATTTTGATTATACAATCTAATATGTTTAATTTGTAAATAGTTTTAAAAACAAAGGCAAAAATGAGTAAAGAAGCACTAGACATTGATTTTGACTCTCTCTTTGGACAGGGAGTTGAGTACGAGGTTGGAAGCTCTCCTGGAGGGAGTAGTACGCCAGAAAATGTAGAAGGTAATTTACCTCCTACAGAAGAGACTAAGGATAAGGTAGAATTTATAGTTGGAGAGCCCCCTGAGTTAGAAGGGGAGGAAAAGGAGAAGGAGGAAGGAAAAGAAGTATCTGTACAAGAAGGTGAGAAAGAAACCCCCCCATCCGATGATATTGATGACAAGAAAGATGCTTCTGGTTCCTTTGCTCTTGCCTTTGCAAAGTTCCAACAGGATGAGGGGGTTATTTCTGAATTTGATGAAGAGGAACTTGCTAAAATTGCAGAAGAAGAAGGAGAGACTGGAGTAATGAAATACTTGCTGGAACTCTCTAAAGACAAGATTTATGAAGAGGCTAAAGAAGTTTATGGTGGAGACAGGGAAGAACTTCTTGAATATTTTAAATTAAAGGATGCAGGTGTAGATGGTGAAGTAGCTAAAGAGTTAGTATTTCAAAAGAGTAATCTGGATAAGTTGAGTAAAGAAGGATTAGAAGGAGAAGATAAAGAAGCTTTACGCAGAGATATTCTAACTCAACATTTAAAACTTACAACTAGATTTACAGATAAGAAGATTAAGGAAACTGTAGAGGATTGGATAAGTTTAGGAAAAGACGAAGTTGAAGCTGCAGAGGCTCTAGAAGATTTAAAGGTTATTAATAAGCAACAATTAGAGGCTGCAGAAGCACAAGCAGAAGAACAAGAAAAAGCTAAAATAGAGGCTGTTAATAAATATAAAACTGAACTTAAGGATTATATTTATGGACTAACAGAGATTATAGAGGGACAAAAGATTAATAAGCCTACACAGCAAAAGATGGAGAAGCTTCTTCTGGAACCTGTTAAAGATATTCATGGTAATATAACTAATGGTTTATGGGCAGAAAGGGCCAAAGATCCTAAAAAGTTTGATGCACATTTATCATACCTTTTAACCTCTGGACTATTTTATGGTAAAACAGATGTTATAAAAAAGACCACTAAAACTAAAGTTTTAAATGAGTTTGAAGAAGCTCTTAGGACTAAAGGAAGTGGGATAAAAGGTAAACCTACTGGAGGTAATAAAGCAGATGAATTTGATATGAATGCTTTTTTCAGGGGTAAAGTATAAGACCCAATTTTAAAAACAAAAATAAATTATGAGTAAAATTTTTAGAAACCAAATCTCTGATTCTAAACAGTATGGAAAACTGGTTAGAGAGGCTCACCTTGGATGGTTAGGTATGACAGACATCCAGAAGGTAGGAGACATTGAGAGGCTAATAGACCTTGATATTGGAGCTAATAACTTTGTAAACTTTGTGGAGAGTCTTCCTGCATATGAACTAAATGAGGAGGGTCCTTACCGCTATGCTATGCAAGGTGTAGAGGAAAGGAATTATCCACTGGTAAAAGCTACTATTGATGCTGCCGGTACTACTGTTATTACAGATAACCATCGTGCAGGCTATAAAGGAGCTTCTTTCTATCTATGGTTTGAGGATGATGTATTTAGTGCTACTGATGTATTATCTAGTAATCATCCAGAACAGATTATGCTTCGTATTATGGGGGATGGTGTACAGGTAGGATTACATATTAGGTATCAAGTACAGTTAATGGCTGAATCTGATAGCACACTGTTTGTTCCAGCTGATGAGGTTGAAGCAGGTAGTCGCTGGGTAGCTAATTATGGTCTTGTAGAGCCAGAATTATCAGTTAGAGGTAGTGAGCTTACTTTTGCTAGCCACTTTGAGCTTACTAACCAAACCTCAGTAATACGTAAGAATTATGAGGTTCCTGGTAATATGATTCTTAAAGGAGTTAACCAACCTCTAGTATGGAGTTTTGTTACAGACAATGGACAAAGGTTTGACAGGTGGCTTGGTAAACTAGACTATGAATTCTTCACCCAGTTCCGTAGGGATAAGGCTAGGTTGATGATGTATGGTAAGAGCCTTGGTCTAAATGGTAAGACTTCACAGATTAAAGGTGAGTCTGGCAATACTGTTAAAGCTGGTATGGGATTGTATGAGTTTATGAATAGTGGTAACATTAAGTATTATAATCAATTTGATATTGATGTATTTACTAAGTTTATCCTAGACATTACTTACAATATGGTAGGCCAATCACAGCGTAAGATTGTGGTATCTACAGGTGAATATGGTCTGTATGAATTCCACAAAGCTCTTATGAACAAGGCTGCTAGTTATCCTTGGGCACAATCTAATCATAACTTTAAGATTAGTGATAACAAGATTAGCTTGATGGAAGGTCAAATGGTTAACTTTGGATGGATTAACGGTATTGAGATTAATGTGATGTTGGATAAAATGAAAGATAATCCAAGTCACAATATGCTAATGCACCCAGGAGGAGGTCCAATAACTTCACGTATCTTTGATATTTATGACTTTGGTACCACTAATGGTAAGCCAAATATCCAAAGGCTTAAAGTTAAGGGGTATGAAGAGCTTTACCGTTATATTCCCGGTATGCGTGATCCATTCTCACCTTGGAATAATTTAACTGCTCCAGGTATGGCAGCTTCATCTAAAGATGGATATTCTGTATTTAAGCAGTGGGTAGGTGGTCTACATATGGGTAATCCTAAGAAAACAGGTAGGTTTATCCCAACTTTATACCAATTGTAATTTTAATTTATAAAAATATGGGACAGGATTTGTTCTTGTCCCATATTTTAAATAACTTTGGAAAATTAATTTAATTAAACTGGAACAAAAAGGCAAATTATGACAGTAGAGGAAGCAGTAAAAAAAGGATTTTTAGAGAATAAGAAAGTATACCTTAGACTATTACCTAGAGCCTCTGAATTAACAAGGGACCCTAACCATGCAGCTTATGGAGGTTTTGATGGTTCTTTAAGAGGATTTGTAATAGGAGTAGATAGCAGTAACAGGCCTATAGATCCCTTTAAAGGGAATGACGAAGAAAGAGAGTACTTTGAGAGTATCTTTAAGACAGACCTAAATGTACATACTCCAGATAATAAATTCTGGAAAACTTATTCAGTAGAGGTTTTAAAATCTCCTGAACTTATAAAGGTAGGAAAACTTTATAATCTTATGGATCCAAGGGATATGCTAACCTATAAGGTTCTATTAACAAACCATAAGTTAGTATCTAAAACTTGGGAAAGTAGGTCCCCCTTCCACAGCTTTGCATTCATAGATGCAGATTATGAGGAAGTAGAAGCAGAAAAAGAAGCAGATGAAAATGCTAGAATCTGGATGTTCTTAGGAGAACTAAAGGAAAGACCTACAAAAATGAGAGAATTCTTACAGGTGTATTGGACTACTAAAAGAACAACTAAACAAGTACCTAAGAATGCCAGTAAAGAGTTTTTAGTATCTGAAATACAAAAGATTATTAAAACTGATAAAGCTGGATACTTGGCCCTTATTGAGGACAGGGACTATGAAACAAAGTCTTTAATTCAAAGAGGTATAGATACTGGAGTTATTGAACAAGAGGGTATTGGAACATTCCATTTAGTAGGACTTGGAGGAGAGGGATTTTCTTATGAGGGGCTTATAGCTACTTTAGATAAGATGAAGTCTGAGAGAAAAGACCCTATGTATTTTAAAATGATTGCACAGATAGAAAAAGCTGAGAAAGGACAATAATTATGACAGCTGGTGAAGCCAAAGAAATGTTTCTTGCTAGAGTATACGCTGAGGTATCTGTAGATGTAGCTGGATGGACAGATGCAGAAATTCTAGAGTTTATAAAGATGGCTACTATGAGTACAGTGCAAGAGCTTTCTTTGGCTGAAACCTTTGATTTAATTTCTAACTTGGTAAAAACATCTACAGAAATAACTCTTACAGATAATACAGCCACTATACCAAATGAATATAGTGCACCATTAAATTCTGGGGGCATAACTGATTACCTTTACTATGTACGTTCTAGATGTAGAGTAGCAGCTACTACTACATATGTAACAGGGGAATTTATACAGGCTCATGAGGCAGAATTATATTATGTAACTCCTACCCACACTCCATACTTTAGGCACCCTAAAGTATACATAGAGGATAAAAAGATTAAAGTACTTGCAGATAGTTATACTATACTAGATAGATTATATTTAACTTATGTTAAAATACCTGAATTTGCAGAGTTGTCTGATGAAGATTTTGCAATACTTCAAGAAGATATAACTAATGTGAATGCTTCTCTACACGAAAGTATAATAGAAAAAGCAGTAAGACTTGCTATAACTAGTTTATTAACCACAGAAAGGAGTAGCCAATAATGACGGGAAAAGAAATGCAAATATTATTTCAGGATATTATAGAGGCTGCCACCAAGCATTTTCCTAAGAAATGGCTTCCTGAATCTGATATACAGTTTGAATATATTAATGAGGCTCAAAATAAATTCTTTATAGAGAGATACCTTACAGGCAGTTTTGTAGAAAGGACTAATTTTTTAAGAACACATAGACAGGAGCTTCTAAATTTAATAGAAGTAGGTACCGTAGGAGTAACTGAGATTAGTGCCTATTCTAAATCTTTAATAGTTACTTGGGACAATACCAAAGAATTTGTTTCAGGCTCTATAGATATAACAGCTAGTGCAATGGGAGAAACAGATTCAACACTTGAACTAATTCCTATAGAGGGAGACATTAACAGGTTTTTAACAAACCATACTAATAAACCAGTAATACTACAACCTGTAATTTCTTTAGTTGGTGATGGTAAAGCTATGGTAATCTATGATGATTACACTACTTTAGCAGCATCTGATCCTATAACTTTAGATTTATTAAATGCTCCAACCGCAGTATCTCTTTCTCAGAGCTGTGAATTATTAGAGAGATTTCATGAAATTATTGTAAGAATGGCTGCCTCACAATTATTGCAGGATAAGTTTGGTATAGCAATTTCAACTAAAGAGGATAGTAAGTAATGACTGGATTACAATTTCAAATAAAGTTTTTACAAAAGTTACAGAACCATATAAGTAAAGACCTAGATATTAGGACTATAGATATCCAATACTATATGGATAGAGGAAGAGAACTCTATGTAGATGAAATTATTCAGAAATATAGGGGTCAAGAGGAGTATAGAAAGAGATTAGGAAACCTGCTACAGACAAGTAATATAACAAGACCTGTAGCCCCAAATGCTCCAGAGGCAGGAATAAGAACTAATGGGGAAATTTGGGATATCAGTGCTTTAAATGCAAGACATATTATAGATGAATTTGTATCTATTTCAGGAGTAAGTGAAAGAATACCTGTAAAACCTGTAACCAATGACTATTATAATAAACAGTCTAAAAATCCATTTAAAAGTCCATATAACAAAGGTATATGGAGAATGGATGTGGGGGAAGGGAAACACGAGTTAATAACTTATACGGACTCTGGGACTATAACAAACTACTTTTTAACCTATGTTAAACATCCTGCTCTTTCTGGACAGTCTGGTTTCTTAGATGTAACTGAAAAGTCTACTAATTATTTAGAAGTACCTGTAGGATTCCAACATGAAATTATAGATAAAGCAGTATTATTTGCATTAGAAGTCTTTAATATATCAGGAAGTTTAAGAGCTCGTATAGAGTAGTACATATTGTTTAACTAAATATTAAAAAGAATGGCTTTAAGTAAATTAACAAGTAGAACTCCTCAACCCAAAACTATGAGGCAAGCGTTAAAGGCTAGGGCAAAAGATTTAGACCCCCTAATAGACCTACTTAATGCTGCTGGAGACTGGTACGCAACAGAAATTACAGCTGGAGCTGTAGCTTAATAATGAATTTTTTTGTTTAACTAAAATAAATATAACAATGATTAATGACAAAAATGTAACCTACTTATACGTAGGGAATGTAACAAATGGTTATGCAGACGCTGCAACAGCTAACCTAGACACTATGCCAGCAGGTTCTATCGCACTTCTTAAAGTAGCTTCTAACGAAGTAGAGGAGGGAGCTTTAGTAGCTGGACAGGTATATGAAGTTGTAAATAAGCTATCTGACGGTACTATCCTAAGATCTCCTGCTTTTACTAGTGCGGACCTTGTATATGCTAACGCTGAAGCATATGCCCAACCTTCACAGCAAGTAAGTTTTCTTGGGTATGATGGAACTACTATTAATGGACTAGGTACTATTACTTTAGGTGATAGTTACTCTGTACAACTTAGTTTGTCCTATACTGCTGGAGCTATTTCACAACAAAATCTAATGAAAAGTATTAGTGCTTATGCTACTGATACCTCTCAGGCTACTGTAGCAAAGAATTTGTTTGAAACTCATTACAGGCAATTTGGCCCACTACACGAACCCTTTAGAGCTATCCTATGTGATAGGATTGCCAGAGTAGATTCTGTAGCTGCACATGATACTGCTACTATTGCATATCTTGTAAATGGTTCTAAGACAGTTACACTGTACACTAAAACTGTAGAGGCTAGTGCTGCTTTAACAGCTAGTACTACTACTATTACTGCCGGCACAGTTGTGAATATTCCTTCATATAATGGAAGAACATTTACATTTGATGCTATTGATGCCGACCATGTTGTATATATTGGAACTAGCTCTTATGTAGTTGCTGATGCCGGTACTGCCGCTCAAAATGCAACTGCTATTGCCGCTGCTATTAGTGCCGGTACTGTAGCTACTGCTGTTGCCTCCGATGCCACTGTAACTGTTACTTACTTAGAAGATACAAGAGCATTACCTCCAATGGTGATTTCTGATGCCGATGGTACTCCTGCAGAAGTAGCTGTAACTATAGCTTCTGGAGATGATGTTCCTGTTCAATACGTTGTAGCTGCTGCTACTACTGCCGCTGCTACTTATACATTAGATGAGCCTTGGCAAGGTCCTACTGGATATGTATATACTGGTACTACCGCTGCTACTAATATTGGAGAGTCTACTCTAAATGCTGCTAATGCTTGGGGGCTTAAATTTACAGGTGTAATGGAGCCATTTAATCCTGTTACTGATAAATGGACAATGGTACATTTTGATGTATTAGGTGGAGCATTTGGTTCTTTTGGAACTGAATACAAAGCTGTTAAAGCTAATGAGGGACACGGTAACTGGAGAGCAGTAGCCACTTTAGAGCAGTACGCTCAAGGTAATGAAACTTTCTATAGGACTTCTAATTATCCATACACAGCTAATAGAACTGAAGCAGTTGCTGGTAGCGGTGGTTTAGGATATGATGTTATAACTGCTACATTTAAGAAATCTGTAGATTTTGCCGCTAGCGGTGTTACTGTATCTAGTCCATTTACTCTAAAACTTGCTTTTAGAAGTGGGCTAAGTTATGATGGCATTAACACTCCTTTGTAGATTGTGAGTTTATGTTATAGAAGGGAAGATTTATTTCTTCCCTTTTTTTGCTTTATGTTATTATTTTTATATTTTTACAACTTATGGATAGACTAAATTACATATACATATGACACCTGACGAATACACTAAATTACAGGAACAACTACAGGTAGAAAGGGATAAGAATATTGACCTTAAATTCCAAAACCTGAACACAAAAATGGATGAAGTAATAACCCTACTAAAGGACAACGTAAAAAAACACGATCAGAATAGAGACAGTATTAAAGAACTAGAGTCTAAATTTCAAACTTGCCCTATTGGAGTAGTTAAAGCTGAACTAAAAAGGTATGGGAAAGAAACTAACTTTCTTAGAGCCCTTTTTAAAAATGCTATTGTAGGAGTATTTGTAATTACTCTATGGATTGTGTTTATTTTTGGTCTTCTTATAACTTTTGGGCCAGATAGTTTAGTGGAATTTTTAATGAAATTTAAAGGATTATAATATGGAAAAAGTAAAATTTAATGTTGCAGAGGCCGCTGATGCCGCTTCTTTTAACATATATAAAGAGCAAACAGCTGATATAGCAGGAACAGTATCCCTTACTATAAGTTTTCCAGATGCAGATGTAGCAGATGTAACGATAACTTTAAGTGCTTCAGAATTAGCAGAGCTTAATAGTGATGATGGATTGGTTATAACTACAGCTAGAATATCTCCTTCAAATACAACTTTTACAGATGGTATATATGTTTTTACTCTTACAGAAGCATCTGCAGGGTTTGAAGCCAGTACTATAACAGAAGCTTTCGGAGCTATTATAACAGATAGGACTATTAAAGAACTGTTATCTTACAGGGTATACCTTACCCCTGGGCAGAAAGAGTGGATGTTGGAGAAAACACAATTACTTACTAATCTTAGGTTAGCGGCTTCAGTAGGGGCTACTAGTCAATACCAAACTAATTTAGAAGTATTAGAAAGGATGCGCTAATGACTAAAGAAGAACTAAAATTAGCTTTAGATTCTATAGTATTAGAGACACTCTATAACTATGATAAGTACTTTCAATCTATGCAGATAGCGGGAGGTAAATCTTCTATGCGTATGAGAGAAATGCTTAGGGCTCTACACATCTATATTATAGTATTAGAGTATTATTACCATGTAGATGTAGATAAAACAGCTATAACTGAGAATGATATAAATAATACCATTGAGGAGGCCAACGGCTTACTCAGAACATTTAATCCATATGAGTAGCAGAACTAAACCTTCATATGACATAAAAAGTCAACCTATACTTACCCCTAGTCAGAACTATGAGTTGGAGCCAGATAATACTGCTCCTAAATCTTCATATGATCTTACTAGACCTACAGAAGGGTTTCCTACAGATTATGTTTCTAGAACATATGGAGGGTCTTTTTATGGATTAGTTAAGTATAATAGTGGGTATAGCATTACAGATAACTTTCATTTAGTATATAAAAGTTGGGTAGAAGATTATGTAGCTACATCCATAGCTGAGTTAGAAGCTGGAGGTTTAAGCCAGACTACCATACTTGGGTGGATAAGTTCAAGTGTTGGTACTCCTCTTACATACAATAGCAGTACGGGGGTATTTACCCTGGATAAAGATCTATCTCAGTATAATAATGCTACTTCAGCTTTTATAACTCTTGCAGACATACCTGCTGAAACAGACCCTGTATTTTCTGCTTGGGATAAATCTACAGGAATAAGTATAACTTTAAGTCAAGTATCTGATTGGGTAGAACCTACTATTACAGAGACAGACCCTGTGTTCACAGCTTCACCATCTGCAGGAATAACTTCTACTAATATTAATAATTGGACTACAGCCTATGGTTGGGGTAATCATGCTGGATTATATGACCCTTTAAATACAGCTAGTGGGCTAATAAGCGCACATGAAAGTACTTTTAATCACAGTTTAATAGCTACAGCATTACAGAGTATAACTGGAGAAAGTGTGCACAGTCTTTCAGATTTTCCTGCTTTGGGTACCAGTTTACAGTTTCTAAGAGTAAATACAGATGGATTAGAGTTAGAATTTCATACTATAGGTCACGGAGATTTATCTGCTGGTAGTATGAATTCAGATAGTAACTACCTACACCTCACAGCTGCAGAGAAAGCTAAAATTTTACAGCCTGCTACCACACTTACTGATGGATATATGACTAGTGAACAGGTTGCAGACTTAGAAAATGCTTTAACTGCTTTTACTCCCGGAACTAATGCTTTAGGGGCAGAGCTTATTTATAATGAAACCACAAACACTTTAGTACTAGCTGATGATATTCCTACATTAGATGATGCAGCTACAGATGATTCTCACGTATTAAGTGCCTCTAAAATACTAAGTTTATTTGAGGGTAGTACAGAAGAAGGTTCTTACGCTAAATCTTATACAATAGGTATTCCGGCAGGAGCAGATTTGGCTACTAAACTAGGATTTACAGCTACTGTCCCTACTGGATGGAGCCTTAGTGCCAATGGAGCTAACTTAGAAATAACACATAATATAGGTAAAACTCCTATAGGAATAGCTGTATATAGAATTACTAGTACTGGAACTAAACAAAAACTAGAAGGGAATACTGCCTACAGTAATGCTACTTCTAATAGCACAGATATAATATTAACTTTATCTGCATATGCAGGTACAACAGATGCTACAGAAATAAGATTAAGTTTCTAATATGAGTGAATATTTTCCAGAAGTTGCTTGGAGAACTATAGTAGATAATGTAACAGTTACTGCAACTCCTTATTATTATACAGTAGATGTTTTTCCTCTAGATTCTAATGAACCTGGAGCAGATCCCTTAGATATAGCTGTAGGGTATTGGCTCATAGATAATGGAGGGTATACATATTTAATAACAGATATTTCTGGTAGTACTATTACTGTATATGATATTAATGAAAGGTCTTGGGGGGATAGTTACATAGGCCCTCTAGAAGATCTTCCTGGATATGTATATAAGACTAAAAACGGGGCATTTTTACTTAGTCAGTCACAGTTAAGATTTTTAGATAAATCTGCCCCAGATATACTTTATCCTATAGAAAAAGGAATTATTTGGAAATATAGAGGTATAGAAATAAATGCTCTTTATGGGGATGGAGAAGCAGTAGAGACTATTGCTGAAGATAGTATTGATAATATTACAAAACTATCTCTTTCTCCTGAATTTATTTTAAGAACAGAAGAAGATGGTTGGCAAGGAGGTAAAAAATATTCTCTTAGTTTAGATGGATTATTACACAATACCCTTCAAGATATACAGGGTACAGGATTAGGAGATGATTATATTCACTTGGATCAGGACCAAGTAGATGCTCTGTGGACTAAGGATGGTTTGAATATTACTAGAGATAGTGCAGCATCTTTAACAGGCATACTAAGTGTAGATGAGATTAAATCATATACAAGTGATATACCTTTAATTAAAAAGGAAGGAAACAACGTAAGAATTTCTACCTGCATACTTTCAGATTGTGTAAATGATAGAGTGGGTATATTTACAGAAACACCTTTAGATCATTTACATCTTACAGGGTATGCTAGAATAAGTACCTTAGCAGAAACAGCTAATTCAAGTTTAGTTACCTCTAATTCTGATGGAAGACTTATAAAACTACCATACGATAATAACGAAAGTAAGTATTTAAGAAGTGATGGTACTTGGGCGGTAGTATTAACTTCTACTGGAGATTTTCTAGATAGCGTTATTAGAATGGTTGTGGATAGTACTTTTGATCCAGGAACACCTTCTAATGGAGATAGATATATAATACTTAATGCTGCGAGTATTAATGCTAATTTTGGAACCATAAATGAATTCTCTGATGGCAGTGCTTTAACGTTAGGTAATAATGATATAGTACAGTATTATTCTGTGCACAGTGAATTTAGAATAGTATATGATACATCTGCTGCAATGCAACCCGCAACTGTAACTGTAGGAACAGATAAAAATGGGAACATTAATCATCAATGGACATACAATGTTACAGATGATATATGGGTAGATAGGGGTGCAGCAGTAAGCCATAATTCTTTAGATGGGCTGAATGATGGAGACTATCAGCATTTAACTGCTGCTCAATACACTAATTTTATTAGTCTTACAGATGGTTCTGATGTATCCAATACTCTACATAATCATAATACCCAGTATGCTATCAAACAATCTTCCACAACGGATACTACGTCTGGTAGGGGATTAATTGTGGGAGCGTTTGGGCTGGGTGAAACCAATGTATTATTAGATAATTTTAATAATAGGGTTTTTTCTGGTTTATATCGTTTCTCAAATACAACTCCTAATAGGCTATTTAATTACGGTACAATTCTTAATATGAGATATAGTTCGGGAAATATATCTCAACTCATATTTCCTGTTACCGCTGCGGGTGATTTGATGTTTAGAAGATACCAAACAACTTGGAGTGATGCTTATACAATTTTCCACACCGGCAACCTCGTCAACCCCGTCACGGGCACGGGCACAGCGGGTTATCTCCCAAAGTTTACAGGTACATCAGCGTTAGGTAATAGCGTGATTTATGAAACTGGTGGCAACGTCCTAATAGGCAAAACCTCAGTAACCTCAGGCTATATGCTGGATGTGAATGGAGCTACTCAAACTACAGGATTAAAAATAGGTACTTTATCAGGACTATTAAAAGCTAGTAGTGGAGTAGTTGGTACAGCAGTTTCTGGTACAGATGTTAAAACTATTAATGGAAGTTCTATATTAGGGAGTGGAGATATAACAGTAGGGGCTACTCCTGGAGGAAATACTACAGAGGTTCAGTTTAATGATGGAGGAGTATTTGCAGGAGATGCCGGATTCACTTTTAACAAAACATTTAAGGCTTTAACTATTACAGGAGTATATGCTGGTTCAAACCTAGAAACCAATATAGCAAGTTCATCTACTAGAATAGGAATTGATAGTGGAGCAGCAGAAGATAAAACAACAGTCAGATATAATGCGTTTATAGGATGGAGTAGTGGTAAAGCAACTACAACAGGTTCGGAAAATACTTTTGTTGGGAGTCTGACAGGATTGAAAAATACAACAGGAAGCGAAAATACCTTTATAGGATTTAAAGCAGGAGAAAGTAATATAATTGGAACAGCCAATGTTTTTGTAGGATCCAGTGCGGGGACCTTTAATACAGAAGGATTGGGAAACGTTGCGGTAGGATGGATAGCAGGCAGGGACTTAACAACTGGAAGATACAATACAGTAATAGGACCAGGAGCAGGTTACTCATTAACAACAGGAGAAAGAAATACACTAATAGGACATGGTGCAGGAAATCATTGTGTAACGGCTTCAGGTAATGTTTCTGTAGGAGCGAGTGCAGGAAATTGGGAAACTGGTTCTAATAAATTGTATATAGACAACCAAAGTAGGAGCAATGAAGCTGCAGGAAGAACAAATGCTTTAATACACGGAGAGTTTAACTCAACTGTATCGTCTCAATGGTTAAGAATAAATGGGCAATTACAAATTATTGATGGAATAAGTGCCCCATCTACTGTAACAGGGTATGCTCAAATATATGTAGATAACGCAGACGGTGATTTAAAAATAAAATTTGGGGATGGAACTGTAAAAACTATTGTAACTGACAGTTAAATAAATTTGGATATTAGCTAGATATGTTTTAAATTTGTAAATTAACTAATAACTATATTATGAAAGAAAAGTTAGAAAAAAGGTTTAAAGAGATTAATGATGAGTATACCAAACAAGCTAAAGAAGTACTCAACATTGAGAAAACACTAGAAGCAGCTAAAGCAAGAGTTAATTCACTTGGAGGGCAACTAGCAGAACTTCAGTATCTTTATGAAGAGATGTTTAAAGAAGTATCTCCAGAAACTGAGGAGAAAAATGTTACTAAACCTAGCAAAAAGTAGAAGTCTAGTTATTTTAGATGCTGGCCATGGAATAGATACTCCTGGAAAGAGAAGTCCTGTCTGGAAAGATGGGACTCAACTCTTTGAATGGGAATTTAATAGGTATATTGTAGATAAAATATCTCAGTACTTAACAGCTTCTAGAATTGCTAATATTAAGTTAATAACTACGGATAAAGATATTCCTTTACCCGAAAGGGGTAACTTAACTAATACTTTATACCATAAGTATAAAAAAGATTATTTTGTATATTTATATAGTATACACGGTAATGCCTACAAAGAAGAGAAAGTAAATGGTATAGAAGCTTTTACTACTGTAGGACTTACAGTATGTGATACTATAGCTGATATTACTCTACAAGAACTAGCTAAGTTAGGTTGGAATATGAGATATAATAGTAAAACTAAACTAAATAAAGATCTAGATTACTGGATGCTGAGAAGAACAGATTGTCCAAGTGTTATTACAGAGTCTGGGTTTTATACTAATTACGAAGAGTGTAAAAAAATGCTGGATCCTTATTGGAGGAACCAAATAGCTTTAGCGCATATAAGAGCAGCAGTAAAGGTTGAATTTGATAAAAATATAACATATGAACTGGTTTAAAGAAATATTTGTAGACTCATCTAATATGATGAGTTCTAAAAGAGTAGGGGGATTCTTCCTAATTCTTTCTGGAGTAATAATGGCTTTCTTTCAAGTTGTAGATAATGGGGTATGTATTTCTACAATAGGTATAGGAGCAGGATTACTTAGTGGTGATAGTATAACAGAAATTTGGAAAAAGTAAATGAAGACTATCTTACAAGTAGTAGCAGTACTGGGGTTAATGGTATTAATATTTCTAGGAACTAGAAAGTTTTTTCCTAGAGTAGAAGTAGATGTGCAAACTACTGTAGAGTATAGAGATACTACCATTTATAAAGACAGCCTTATTCCCAGTCCTTATCCTGTAAAAGTATATTTACCAGGAGATACTGTATATCTTCCAGCAGATAGTGCGGAGATTACAAGGTTATACCTTGCATTACATGCGGAGTATAATACTGTAAGAAAATATGAAGAGACTTCTGGAGATAGTGTGGTAAATGTTAAAGTAGAAGGCAGAGTAACTCAGAATAGGCTAGACAGTTTAAATATTATATGGGACTATAAGAAGTTTGAGAAGACTATTACTATTACAGAAACCATTGTACCTAATAATTGGTATGTATATGGAGAAACAAACTTTAACAGTCTAAGTCTTGGAATTATTCATAGTAGAAATAAATTTGTGTATAAAGGAACCTACAACCTTAATGATAAGACTATATCTTTAGGAGTAGGGTATAAAATAGATAAGTTATGGTAAGAAGTTTAAATATGCTAGTGTGGGAGCTTCTAGAATTATATAGAGCTTCACATAAAGTAACAGATTCATATGAGGAAAGGCTTTTTTATGCTTGGGTACAGGCTACCAGAGCAAAGCTAATTAAACAGCGTTTAGATGCCCATATGAGGATACCAGATGAGCACTGGGTACAAGACTTAGGATACATAGAGTTAGAGCCTGTAGATAGCTCTGCGTACCCTACAATAGCCTCTGGTAAGTATATATTGAGAACTGTAAAAGATATACCTTGGACTATACATTCTAAAGGAGAGCCTGGAGGATTTACTAGAATAGCTCCCGCAGATAATCTAGAAGAAAATTTTAGATTGGTTTCTTATGAAACAGCTCTTACTAGTGGTAATGGAAAGTTTAATAAATCTCAAATATATGCTGCTCTAGATGGACAAAAACTTTGTCTATTCAGTAAGGATAGACTACATAAGCAGTTAAAATATATTAGGGTAAAGGGTATATTTGAAAACCCTATAGAGGCATACGAGTTCAAAAATGGTATTGAATATGACTGGGATTTAGAATTCCCTATAAGTGACAGTTTAGTAAATGATATGAAAAATATTATTGTGCAAGAAAACTTTAGACTTATTATGGTTCCTATGGATGATAAAGAATCTAATAGTATTGATAATGTAGCTAATCCAGCACCAGAAGCAGGCGTACAAAGTGTGCAAAATCCAATGAATAGGAGGTAGTGGTATGTATTTTAAAAGAGGCAAGAGAGCATTATTAGCAGATACTTCTAGTAGAGATATGTATAATTTCTACAAAGAAAAGTGTAAATTGGATCCTTTAGGGTATGGTAAATTTATTTCTATCTGGAAAAGATTTATAGAACTTAGACTTCAAATGGTAGTATTTGAAAATGTAGAATTTCATATGCCCTATAGATTAGGGTCTATAAGAATAAAGATAGGAGGAGATTCTGTAAGATTAAAGAAGGATGGAACACTGAAACTTATTCCAGATTGGGGAGCCTCTAAAAAGCTATGGAAAGAACAATATCCTGGACTTACTCCTGAAGAAATAAAAGCTATACCTAATAAGGAAAAGGTATACTTCCTTAATGAACATACAGACGGTAAAGTTCTTCACTGGCATTGGGATAAACAAACTTCTAATTTTAAAAATAAGGGAGTTTATAGAATACATATGAATAGGAAGTGGAAGAAAATGCTAACTAGTAAAATAAAAACAACTAAAAAAATTGAGTATTATGAATGATTATAAACGCTGGTCAAAAGAGGTAAGTACTCCAGAAAGTACTAAATCTGTAATGGTAGAAGAAATAGATAATGGATTTATTGTAACTTTCTGTGAGTATAAAAACTCAGACTCTGAAAAGTATGAGGAGCCTAAAAGAAAGAAGTTTTACTCTAAAGAAAATCCTTTAGCTGATATGGAGCCTGAAGTTACAGAAGATAGCATAAAAGACTTTTTTAATCCCCCAATCTTTCAAGACTAATGTTCTATAAAAATTATACGCACATAGATGAAATCATAGAGAAGGTTAAGGACAGATTTAAGTTTGAAGATGTTCCTAAAGATTCTGCTATGGAAAATGCCTGGTTAGCCCTCAATAATTTGGGGGTTTCAGACATTTTAGAAGATGCTAATTGTGAGGTAGTAATAGAAAACTACAGAGGTATAATGCCTAGTAACTTGATTAGTTTGAAGGCCATGAGAGAGAAAGAAAGCCAAATACCTCTAATACCTTCTAAAGATATATTCATAGAAGGTAATCTAACTAATCCAAGTACATCTAAAACATATGTTGCTGGGTATACTGTAACAGGATTTAGTCCAGAAGTACCAAATTCAGAAGCTGACTTAGAAGTTAATTATGCTTATATAGAAAACTATCCTAAAAGTTCTGGGTTAAATCCAGGAGATTCTATAGGATTTCAGATAAAAGATGGGATACTCTGGTGTGAGGTACCTAATTGTACTATAGAAATGGCCTACAAGGCTTTTCCCATATGGGATGATAATACTCCTAAAATACCAGATGATTCTAAAGTAATAGATTTTTTAGTAGATTTTGTTGCATATAGAGTGGCTATAGGTCTATATATGACTGATAGACTTAGTAGAGATAAATTTGAATTTGTAAGGACAGAATCATATTGGTCTCAGGGAGCAGCTAGAAATAAACTTTTAATGCCAGATAAATCTATGATGGAATTTATGAGAAGAATGCAGACAAGGCTAATACCTAAACCAGAACAATTTAATACAGGGTTTAAATATCTAGGAGAAAGAGAAAGACTAAAATAATTAAAAGGCTATGGCTAAACATATAAATACCTTCCAAGGAGGATTAGATTTAGATACTAATGTAAATTCATATGATAATACTCATTATCCATATGCATTAAATATGAGGTTAATATCAGATACTGCAGGAGAATCTGGTACTCTTACTAATATGGAAGATTCTAAAGTAGTAGTCAATGTGGAGAATTTTTTTACCGTAGTAGGGTTAGGAAGTTTAAGAGAAAATACTATTATATTTACTAGAAATAGTAATAATGGAATGGGTAGAATATTTTCTATCTCCAACACTTCTTTGCTAGGAGGTAACACAGTTACTTTAAATTATTCATCTTCAGTTATAAGCAAACTTTTTAACTTTGGAACAGATATCCAGGTTATCGGTAGGTATGAAACTCCCTCAGTACAAAAAATATATTGGGCAGATAGTAATACAGATAACTCTATTAGATTTGCTAATTTGGCAGATTCTGATATTAATTCTAAGAACGTAAGAGAATTCAACATTGTACAGGAAGTAGAATTAGCTTCTCCATCGCTAAATGCTATTATTAACGGTACTTTAAAAACAGGTGTGTATCAGTACAGCTATTGCTTATTTAATAATAACGGGGCAGAAACAGGGTACTCTTCTGCTACTGTACCTATTCCTATTTCTTCTTCCTCTTTAACTGATGCAAACTCTGGTAACTTTATGGGGTCAGATTTAGGGGAAACTACTAGTAAAGGCATTAGTATTATAATCAATAATGTAGATACTAATTTTAGTAAAATCAGAGTAGCCAGATTATTTTATAGCACTCAAGAAGGTATTCCAGAAGTAGAAATTATATATGAAGGAGATGCAACCTCTTCTGTAACTGTTAATGACAGTGGAGGAGTTACTCTTGGAAGTCTTATACTAGAGGATGTTAGATATATACCAAATATATTTTCCGCTAAAACTTTAGAGGTAAAAAATGATTTCTTATTTGCAGGTAATATTGTAGAAGATACTTTTGATATAGATTTTGATGCTAGAGCTTATAGGTTTAGAAATGATGGAGGAGATATAAAAGCCTCTATATGGAATAAGATTACTCCAGACTATGATTGGTGGAATGGTGAATATATAAATGTAAACAGTACTACGTGGGATGTACCAGAAAATTATAATTGTATTAATCCATATAATATTTTAGATTCTTTTGACATAGCAGCCCTTAATTTTAAATATAAATCAAATGGAACAACTTTAGGAGGAGAGGGTAAATATATTGAATATGAATTTGGAGTAGTCAGCACCAGACCTATAGATGATGCACCTAGTTCAGCTACTCCGCTGAAAACATTTACCACAGGATATGATGATTTATCTAATCCTATAACTATACAAGACCAATTAGGATACCAAAGAGGAGAAATATATAGATTTGGTATAGTATTCTACGATAAATATGGAAGACAATCCTATGTAAAATGGATTGGGGATATAAGAATGATAGATGATTCTGATGGAAAGTACTATGGTATAGTAAATGGTAGTGGAGAGATTAATGACTTACCTATTAGATTTAAATTAAAAGCTCTAGCAGTTAGCTATCTAAAAACTCAAGGTATAGTAGGTTGGCAAATAGTAAGGGCTGAAAGAACTTACGCAGATGCCACAGTAAAAGATTGCGGGTATTTAAGTGGATTAGAAAATACAACTACAGGTGATAAGGTAAAGTTTAGAAACAGAATACAGGTTGCAGCTGCATCAGCTACTAAGGCCCAAAATATATTTGAATATATTTCTCCAGAAACAGTATATAATAAAAACAATAATGTTAGTTACGATAGAGTAGACCTAAAGAGAGCCGTGCCAGGGGGCGGGGGGTCGCTGATTACAAAAGTATCTTCACATGCAAATGGTACAGCTTCCCCAGTTATTCATAGGGTAACTCCTAATTTTGATGATTCTACTATATATAAGATACGTACTTCTAAATGTATGGAATTTAAAGCCGCTAAAAAGCAGGAGAATACTAATTTAGGAGTATTAGGTACTACTAGACAGCTTACTAACTCTTTAAATCCATTTCCTATTTCCTCTGTGGATAATAGATGTGTGCATGGTACTTGCCTACTTTTAAGATTGGATAGTGTACCTGAAAATAATAATTCAGGTTATTATGTCAGAAGAAGGTCTTATGGATTACCTTATGGAGGGTACAGCTATGATGCTATTAAAAGTACTGTGTATTATCCTTGTTCTCCTGTATTTGCTGTAGATAGTAATATAAGAACTATATGGGGAGGAGATTGCTATATTGGTATATTTGAATATATGAGAGGTTTATGTAGTACAGACTCTTCTATAGTGGGAACTTCTGCTCCATCTACTAAATTATGTAATCAAGTATTATATGTACCGGTAGAAACAAAAATAAACCTAATGTATACTGTTAACCCTAGATGGTCTAGATTAGATTCAGGAGTACAAGCCTCTCTGGGAAACAGAGAAGCCTTTACAGGGTCTTATACTTATAACGCTATGTGGGAAACTTCGGGAGTACATGAAGCTGGTACCCCTGCCGGGGGCACCACTGAATACTATGAACAAGATTATGACTTATATGTATCTAATCCTGTATATAATATAATGGATAAATCCAAAGTATTCTTCATTAAACCTTCAGATTTAGATGAAAACAATAGTGTGGATACTAGAATATATAGAACAGGTAAAAAATTTAATGGTGAGGTATCTGATACTTGGACAAAGTTTCCTATTAATAATCAATTAGATGTAGATACTAAATATGGAGGTATTACTAAACTTGTAAACTTTAAAGATAAACTATTCTATTTCCAACCTAAAGGCATAGGAGTTATAGCTGTACAAGAAAGAGAAGTTGTAAGTGGGCAGAGCGGTGCTTCTACAGTATTAGGTGTAGGAGGAGTTATGGATAGGTATGACTATATTACTACAGACAGTGGATGTAATAGTATTAATGGAATAGCCAGTTCTACAGCAGGACTTTATTACGCAGATGAGTATAATAAAAAAATATGCAGATTAGGGCAGAATGTAGAATTTTTATCAGATATAAAAGGTATAAGAAGCTGGGCAGATGGGAAAGATTTTACAACTTCTTCTGTATTATATAATCAAAACTTCAATGAACTTTGGTTTTATATAGAAGATGAAACTGTTATATTTAATGAGTATGTAAATGGGTTCGTGACCTTTACATATGAAGCTTTCAATAAATACTCTAAAATAGGGAATAAAACATTTATAATTACTCCGACTAATACAGGTAAAAGGTTAGATGAGGAAAATACTAGAAAGAATTGTACTCTGCGTATGTATAGTAATCCTAATAATTTAATAGTAAATAGATTTGATAGTCTTACATTTGGGCTTACATCTACAGGCGTATTTGATACCATTAAGTTTTCTAATAGGTATCAATATTCTGATACTTTAAATTTTAGTGCTAATACTAGGTTAAGATCTAGAAACTATATAATAAATAATTTAAGGGATTATACAGGTAAAAGACTCTATGACAATCATCTTAAAACAGAATTAACATTTAATACCTCTAGTAACGAGACTATTAAAGTGTTTGACATAATCACTAATTATACACCTATAAATACTAGATAAATAATTAGTAAAAAATTTGGAAGTTACAATATAATAGTTTAAATTTGCTAAAGATAACTAGTTATGGCACAAAGAAATAGGAGAACATCTAAGAAGAAACAACAACTTACCTATGAAGACATAAAAGACCTCTCTCCAGAGCAACTGGAACAGATGGGTTTAGGTAGTTGGTTAAAGGATAATGCAGGTAATTTAGTTCAAACTGTAGGTGGTGTTGCACTGGGAGCTGCCGGTGTCCTTACTGCTAATCCTATGTTAATAGCAGGAGGAGCAGGAATGGTAGGTTCAGGTGTAGGAGGCTTTTCAGAAACAGCTGGGCAGAAAGAACAAATGGAACTACAAGAGCAACAAATTAAAGAACAAAATGCTTTAAGTACGGCTAATACAAATCTACAAAATAAACTAAATCAAAATCCTTTAGTAAATTATGTTCCTACAAGACGTAGAGGAGGGAAACTTCCTAAATACCAAGCAGGAAGTACTTTACCTATAGACTCTAAGGCTTATACCCCTCCAACAGAATCTGTTTCTAATAGTATGAGAAGATTGAGAGGGGAGACTACAGAAGATATGGAAGCATATTTTGCAGATGATCCTAACGTAGCTTTACAGCATACCAGTTTTCCAGATCAAATATATCATTTACGTAAAATTAATGACCCTTATAGTGAATATTATGGAGGGTATGAGGTAGGGTTTGACCTTAGAGCTAATGATGGTAGAGTTAATGCTCCTATTGAAAGAATAAAAGCAGCTGATTGGGCTTCTTTTGTGGAAACACATAGAAAAAAATTTATAGGGCCGTACAGTAAATATTTAGATGTCCTTGAGCCTAAACAAATGGCTATGGGGGGTACTATTAATTATAGTGGACAAACACATGAAGGTCCTAATGGAGGAGTTCCTGTAGATGCTCAAGGTAATCCTAATGCTCAGAATCCTGTAGCTCTAGTAGAAAAAGGGGAAGTTAAATATGATACTGGAGAAGGAGATTATATATTCTCTGACCAACTAGAATTAAGGAAAGGTAAAACTTTCGCTAAGAAAGCTAAAGATATTCAGGCTAAATATAAAATGAGAATGTCTGAAGGAGTAATAACTGACCCTATAGCTAAGAAAGGTTACGATAAAGAAATGCAAGACCTTGTTAAAAAACAAGAAGAACTAAGAAGTATAGTAGCTCCACAAGAACAACCTATGATGAGGACTGGAGGGGGTTTACCTAAATATGATGGTGTAAGTTGGACTCCCGGAAACACTTCTTTTTTAAATCCCGAATATAACTTTAATCCTAGAGCTTCTTTTAATACTTGGCAACCAGAAGAACTAGACTATAAAACTCTAAGGCAAAACTATTATAGAAGTAATTCTATGGTACCATCCCCTAATTCTGCAGAACTCAATCCTTATGATACAGATATAGATTTTGGTACTTTTGAAGAAGCTCCTTTAGCAAGACTTGGTAGAGATAATATGTTAATTCCAGATAGACTTACTCCTAGAGTAGCTTCTCTACCTTCTCCAGATATAATGCCTACTAGAGCACAATCTAGAGCAGATTTTGACCAAATACTTTCTAAATCTCCAGCTAAAAATTTATATCAAGGACAGACCTGGACAGAAACTGGATTACAAATGATACCGGGTATTGCCAGTGGTATATCTAATATTGCTCTAGCTAGAAGTAGAAGAAGAGCTGCAGAGAATATGACTAAATTACAGGCTCCTCAAATAGTAGCACAACAAGTTAATTTAGAACCTGCCAGAGCTGGAATCAGAGAACAGGGTAATGTTGCTAGAGCCAATACCAGTAGAGGGCTTAGAGGGTCAAGTGCTACACCTGGACAATATATGAGTAATATGATTGCAGCTGAGACAGGAATACAGAGAGGTGTAGGAGAAGGAATTAATCAACTTAATATACAAGAGCAAACTCAGAATGCAGCCTCTAGACAATCTGCAGATGCTTTTAATGCACAGATGCAGGCTAGAGCAGATGAAATAAATTATATGAAAGAACAACAAGCATTAGATGCTTATTACAATCAGTTAGCAGGAGGTATAGGACAAATAGGACAGGGAATTACTGGAGCATTAAGTACTAAAGCTTCAAGTGCTCAGATGGCTAATATGATGCAAATGATGCAGCCTAACTATATGCTTACCACAACTCCTGGAACCGAAGTGGACCCCAATGCAAATAGACTTAGAAGAGGTTGGCAAAGATTTAGGGGGCAACTTGATTATAATATAAATAAAACACCTAGAAACACTTAATAATGGATAGAAGAAGATACCCTCGACAACAATATGTTCCACCAGGAATGGTAGACTTTGGTCAAATGGACTTTGGACACGATGTAGTAGCCCAGCAAATGCCTGGGATATTACAGAACTATCAACAAAGATGGGATATGCAGGATGCTGCTATTGCCAAGCTATTAGAAGAGCAAGCTGGTACTCAAATGCTAGAAGGAGATGCTCAAGCTGTAGGAAATCTTTTAAAAAGTAGTTTTGATGAAATAGATACTCTAGTTAAAGATAAATACCAGGGAGATAGAGGAGCTGCTGCTATGGATATAGTAAAGAGATTATCAGCTGCTAGAGCTCCTTTAGCACAGGCTAGGGCAGAAAAAGAAAGATACGATAAAGCTTTTGAACAGTACCAACAGTTAGCTACACAGGGTAAAGCTCCTAGAGGGAATTATGATCCTGTTACAGGAACTTTCCAAACATTAGGATTTACAGATTTTTATAAGGATACTCAGAGAAGTGCTTTTGATGAAAAAGGTAGATATGTTCCTAGAGAATACCAACCATTAAGAGGAGCAGGACAACACTCTGAATATATAGCTAAGAATTATAGTAAAGAATTACAGGATAGAATTATATCAAAAGTACCCCAATTAGCTAATATAGAAGGTATAGGGAATATGATTAAAAGTGGGCAACTTAGAGGTATTACAGATGAAGAGGTAAACAAACTATTCTTTAGTAATGGAGAACTTACAGATGAGGGTAGAGCCTATGTACAAGACTTTAAAGCTAATAGTACTTTTGCAGAACAAGAATTTGGGGAAGCTTTTAAAGATGATAAAGCTATAGGAGAATTTATAGCTAATACTGTTAAAGCCCAAACTGTAGGATCTATAGTAGACAATTATTCACAGTATAGTTCTGGAGAAAGTACTGATGCAGACTTAAATTCTTACAGAACTTTTTCTGGGGTAGAGGTTACAGTACCAAAAGAAAACATGGCACAGGCAAAGGAGTTCATAAAAACTACTTCTTCTGGAGTAGGGGGAGGAATTGCTAGAGGACTTATCAAATCTGCTGTGCTTACAGCTGATCCTTTATATAGAAAAAAAGCTTCTTACAACGCTTTAGCAAAAGTGGCTACATCTTTGTTTATAAATCCAAATTCTATTATAGGAGCTTCACTCAAAGCTTTTCCAGAGGCTTATGCCGATCTAATGCTTAAAACAGTGGAAATAAATGAACTATATTCCGCTACAGGAGGCACTGAAGGTAGAGTAGAAAAAGGAATAGAAAAACTTCAAGCTGAAGGAAACTCTGCACAACGTAATTTTGCTTCTTTAGCAGATATAGAAATGGATACAACTAACCCTGTAATACAGGCAAGTAGTCGAAGATATGCTCTTGCAGAAGATGCTCCAAAATATGTGAAAAGAGAACGGGCAAAAGATTATATTAAAGAATTTAGTACTATGTCAGTATCTCCTAAGATAAATGTGCGTTATAGCAATAAAAAGGATTTAGATCAACTGAAAGCAGAAGATGAATTCTGGTTTGGTAGAAATGCAAATGATGAACCTGTATTTAAAGCTTCTATGGCGAATAATGCTGTGTTTATTAAAGGAGAGTCTGGAGAACCCGTAGGTGGTGCAGCTTTTATTAATGAGGTTGAAGATAGGCCGGTCCAGGCATATGGTACATATAGTAATGATAATCCTTTCGGAGTAGGAGCCAAACAAGTTATAGTAGAAGGTAAAAACGGTCCGGATATATATGCGATGATTCCAACAGAGGATCCTAATCCTATAGATTTAGTAGAATGGCAAATACACAATGTTAAATATTTACCAGAACAAGAGATAGAAATAGTTACTCCTTTTGGTAATAATTTACAGATACGAAATATTTCTTCAGGGGATAAATTTTTAACTAATCCTGAGTACGAAGTAATAGTAGATGGAACCAGAGTTAACCAAACTTTTAGGTCTACTGGAGATATTTTTATTAAGTATATGCAGGCCCTTCAATAATTAAAACCCAAATTATGTCTTTGAGAGAAAGTATAGCAAAAAAAATGGAACTACGGGATAGTATAACTTCAAATATACAACATCCTACTAATATATCTATGGAGACTTTTAACACCCAAATAGATGCTCCAATATATGATTATAGACAAGAGGCTGTTATCGGAGAACACCAACTTACTTCTAAATATGATAAAGGATTGTTGCCTGGAGTATCACAAGATTCCCACAGAGCTTCTAATCAAAAATGGTATGAACAAACTGCTAATTTTATAGGACAGGCCGCTCTAGGAGAAATATTAGGGGGTACTATGATGTCTATAGGAGCTTTAGTTGAGGCTCCAGAGATGATATATAATTATCTTACAGGGGAAAAGAATGACTGGGATAATGCCATATTCTCATTAGGTAAGAATATATCAGATTACTCTAGAGAGGCTATGCCTATATATCAAACAGGAGAAAGATTTGGAGATTGGGGCTGGTATATGCAAGGATTTACATCTGCTGTAAGTGCTGTTAGTATGATGGTGCCAGGAATGGCTGTAAGTAAAGGTATAGGTTGGGTAGCTAAGGCTATGAAACTAGCAGCTACTCCTTCTGCTATAGCTTCTACATTACTAGGAGCTGGAGCAATGAGGCATTCAGAAAACTTTAGAGAAGCCGCTGAATTATACCAAAATTTTCAACTAACTCCAGAAGAACAGGAAACACTTGTTAATAAGTATAAACCTGCTATGGAAGAGGAGATGATGGCAGCAGGTGTTATATTTGATCCTGAGAATCCTCAAGCAGCTACACAGGAAAATATTGCTAAACAGGAAGCTATAAGAACTAAATATGCAAAATTACTAGAAGAAGATATAGAGGCAGCAAAGCAGATGGGTACAGCAATGGCCTACAATGCTAACTGGATTAACTATGGTTTTGATGTACTACAACTAGGGGCTGTACTAAGACCTCTTAAGGCTCTTACTAGAGGAGGCACTATTGGTAGTAAAGTAGCGGCTGCACATGATGCTACAGTTACAGGAACTAAATTACTACCTAAATCTTGGGCAGGTAGAGTAGGCCGGAGAATTTGGGATCCTGCAAAAGTAGGGTTACGTGAATGGACTGAAGGTGTAGAAGAATTAATAAATACTATATCTGCTATAGAGGGAGAAAGAGCGGCAAGAATAGAACTTGGGGTAGAGAATGACGATGGGTCTACTATTACAGATAGGGTATTAGGATACTTAGGAGAAGAAGAAGTACAAGATGCCTTTATATGGGGTATGCTTGGAGGAGTAATATTCAAAGGTGCTTCTAGAGCTATAGGTATGGATGCTGGAGCCTCTATAAATAATAGAAAACTAGCGGAAATAGCTAATAGAAGTGAACATCTTAAAGCATATAATGCTAATATATCAGCTATAAGAAATGGTGAAAAGCTTGCTGATATGGAGGGTAATGTTATTGCTGATTACTCTAAACTAACCCCTAAAGAAAAAATAAGAGAAGAAGAATTAGTTATAGAAAGAATGGGTTTTGATAAAGGGCTTAGAAGTTCTCAAGCTGGTACTATGGATATAGATGTCCAGTGGGCTAGAGATCCTAAAACTGCTAAGACTTTTATAGATATGGGTATGGCTGATGAAACTAATGTATCTGAAAAGATAAATAAGTTTGTGCAGCAGATGGAGAATGCTGAAAGGATTTACCAAAAGCATTATATGAACCTATTTGAGTCCCCAATAACTCAAACAGCTAAATCTATACTTACTCAACAGAATGTAGCCTTAGACCAACAATTACAACAAAATCAATCAGAGTTACAAAGATTGCAAACAGACTATAATAAGATATTAGCTTCTGATCCTTTCCTAGTTCAGAATGCTGATAATCCAGATGTAATGAATAGTATAAAACTATTGGCATTACAGATGGCTGAGGTAAGTTTAAAGGAGACTAAAACTATTAACAAGGGAAGTGAATTTATTACCAAAGCTATAGATGAATCTTTAGCCAGTATAGCAGAGGTAAAGAAGCAGTACACTACAACTAAACCTGTAAGTCTAGGTAATATCAATATGGAGCTTGTAAAGAACTTGGCTAAAACACAAGTACTAACAGCTTATAATGAAGGTATTAACAATGAACTTATCAGAAGGGCTGATAAAAAGAATATTGCCAAAGAAGCAGCTAAGATAGATAAAGAGGTAGAGCTACAAAGAGAGGCTGTAAATAAAAGGGCCCAAGAACTAGAAGAGAAAGAAACTCTAGAGCAAGAAAAGACTTTAAAAGACTTAGGCTATACTAAAGCTCAGATAGATAGAATGCCTACTAAAAAGAGGCAAGAGATTATAGAGCAAGCTAAAGTAGAAGAACAAACCACTCTTTCTACAAAATCAACTTCCCCGTCAACTTCCCCAGCTGTTACAAGGGAAGTAGATTGGAATAACCTAATAGTAAATGCTGTTAATGAAAGAGAACTAGATGCTATTATAGATCAGATGACAGAAGCAGGTATAGAGCCTGATTTTGCTACTATTAATAAAAGAAGGGAAGAACTGACTCCTAAAGATAATAAGAAAGAAAAGATTGCTGATATTGAAAGAAGAAGGCAGGAAGAATTAAGCAGAGAAACTCCCATAAAAAATGAAATGGTAAAAGTAGATACTGGAGATGGAGTTTTAACATTTAAAGTTATAACTTACAAAGATGGTTCAACAAGAATAAAAGGTTTTACTGAATCTGGGGAAACATCTTTAGCTGGATTTAAAAGAATTAATAATTATCCAACGATTGAAGATTTTCAAGATTATCTAAAATACGATTTTGAGGAAAATGCTAATGGTATAATAGAAACAAAAACTGTAAAAGATAATTATACAGATAAACAATCTCTTGAAACAAAAGCTGCTAAAGAAAAAACAATCAACGCTAAATACGATGCAGAACTAGCTGCTTTAGAACAAGAACAAGTTACAGAAGATTCTGGATTAGAACCAGATAATACAGATTTAATGACCCTTCTAAATCTTCCTACAGATATAGAAACATTTGAAGATGGTAATACCCCTCCTCTGTCAGATAAGGATATAGAAGATATTGAGAATAGTATTAATGAGGAGATGGAAAGTATTACTCCTCAGATGAAGAGGGTAAATGCTATAGGTATTATAAACCTTGTAAGAAGGCATAAACAAACTTCTACAGGAGAGAAGTTTAGTACTACAGATGAGGTATTAAATCCTGAAGCTCTTTTACTATCCAGCTGGAAGTATTTTAATCCTGGAGATGAAGTTATTGTTTCTGTAGATACTGAATATAATGGTGAAGTAAATACCTATACAGATGGTAGACAGAGATTAACTAAGGATGGAGAAGCTATAACAGAGAGAAAAACTTATGGACAACTTAAAGCTGATCCAGATAATCTTCCTATAAAAGTAGAATTAAAAAGAGGAGATGTAACTACAAAGGTAGGGTATTTTCCAACAACATATTGGGTAGGAGAAAAAAATGCAGATGGTTCTTATGTTAACATAGCAGATGAAATGGCTATGGAAGGCAATGGAGATGTTCAAGTAGAACAAATGCAGCAATTAAGGAGAGAAATAGCTGCTGTAGAACACGGTACTAAATTATCTTTTAAAGTTACTAATTCTACTCCTGGTAGCCTATTCCTTACCTCTAAAAGAGTTAATGGTATTAGAGAGAAGAATCCTATTAGTACTAATATGCCTACATTCCTAGAGTTACCTATATGGGCTAATACTCCAGGTGTAGCTCCTTTTACAGTATTTAACAAAGGGTTTATGATTAACAAGGATGTAAGATTCCCTGCTAACATGACCGTAGTAAAACCTGAGAATGTAGATGAGGTATTCCCTCCAGGTACAATTGTAATGATGGTTCCTTCTGCTAATGCTGGGGTATTTATTCCTAGACCAGTTAAACTAAATAGAATACCAACTCCTGTGGCCCAAGGTATAGCAGAAGTTATTAAAGGATATATGACTAAGAATGCTGAGGTAGCAGGTAAAGTATTTAAGACTGACCAAAGCATTGAAGGATTAAAAGCTTTAAAAGATTATTTAGAGCAGTTTATGTATTTTAGTCCTGTAGAGGATGTAAGAAAAAATACTTCTGTATTTGCTAAGGTAGGCTTTGATATGGAAACTGGTACCCTAATAGTAGCTAGTTCTATTAAACACGCAGAAGTACAACTAAATAGATTTAGAGAGAAAGATTTTAGTGACCCTAAAGTACAAGAAGAATTTGATAAGCAGGTTACTCCTTTAGTAGAAGCTCTGACAAAGTTACATATCACTGTTAGAACTACCATGATAAATAGTCAGGATAAATTCTTTATACCTAGATTAACTAAGGATGGAGCACTTGACTTTACAGAGTCCACTTTCAATGAATATCTTTCAGATAACCTTCTTACAGATGTACTAGAGAAAACTACAGATGAAGGAGAGGCTGTATATGCAGTACAGCCTGTAGTAGAGATTAAATGGGATAAGGAAGATAAACTAGATCCTAAACCTAAAGAGCCTGTACAACAAACTCCAGATACTCCTGTAATACCTACTATAGATTTAAGTGGGCTAGATGTATCTGATATTGTTGGAGAAGGAGATTTTGCTATAGGACTTGGTCCTAATCCTACTATGTCTCAATTAAAGACTAAGTTAAAGGGTAATGGTGTATTAAGTAATGCAGGTGTAAAAAGATTTGCAGCTAAACTAGCAAAATATAATAAAGAAAATGGTACTTCGCATCAGTATAAGGCTATACCTATAGGAGAGAGTGCTAGCTATAAAATAGAGTTAACTCTTTCAAATATGCCTGTTAATCAATGGGCTAAAGAACAAAGGGATGCCATTAAGAAGGATGATTTTGGACTAACTGTTGGAGATTATGCTATAGGAGTTCCACAAGCAAATAAAATATCAGAACTAGCTTATAGTTACTTAGTTAGTGATGGAGAATATACCTTTACAGCTGAGAAACAACAGGCTATTACTTCTACTATTACTAACTCAGTATTTGCTAAGTTACTAGAAGCTGAAGAGGTAGGAGAACAGATTACTGTTAGAGAAGCTTTTGATTCTGCTAAGAAACAATTTACTAATCTTTTAAAGGGTCTTAATAAGGTAAATACTGTAGCTACTCTTGAAAACTTTAAAGATATTAAACCTCAACTACAATCACAAGGTTGGGGATTTATACAGTCCTATGAACATTTACAGTTTCTTATAGAAGAAATTAGTAGGGTTACTAAAGACGATGTATTTAGACAGTTTACTTTACAAGTGCAGGATAATCTTAGAAAGCTAGATATTACTGCTAGAGAGGAAGAAACTAGTTTAGATGCAGAGGGTAATGAAACTACTCTAGAAAGAACTTGGGAAGATGGGGCATATCTTAAAATGTTTGCTAAGGATAGTGCTGTACGTAAGGTTAAACTAGCTTTAGGTAAGATTAGAGATACTAAATTGAACTATCTAGGATTACCTGCCTATGTTCCTTTTGATACTGTATTTGATGATATAATGAGTATTTTAAGTAGTAAGCCTATAAGCAATACTATTGAACAAAACAGTAGAGTTCTTAGGGATATAGCCCTTAACAATCCATATAAAGCATATTTATCACAAGTAGCAGATTTACTAGATAATCCAGATGTAACCCAGTCCCTTAAGAATAACTTCCAGTCTGTTATTATGAGAAATAATAATGACTTTGTATTCTTAATCTGGAATAAAGGGGATAAAGGTTGGACTTTTAAACCTATGGATGCTAATAGGAATAATGTAGTCAGTAGAATAGTAGATAGTTGGAATGAAAACTTTGTTAGGAGCCCTTTAGTTAAAGAGGTTAATGGGGAGAAAGTTCTAGATAAGCAGGCTGTAAAAGATAAAGGATATACTATAGAGGATGTTAAAAACTTAGATACTTTAGAAAAGAAGAAAGCTTTTACTGAAAGATTGTTCCTAGACCTTGGTTTAGGTATAGATCCATCAGCTTTAGAAAAACTATTTAATTCTCTAAATTTAGTTAAAGATTTTGGTAAAGGATTCCCAGGAGGATTTGGTGCCCAGTTTGGTTTTACCGCTAAAAATGAACCTAATGGACTAATATCATCATTAGTGCATGCTCTTAATATAGAACAGGCTGTAGAAGAGGGAGATAGCCTATTTGAAGTTAACAATCCTTTTGTAGGTAAGAATAGTGAAAGAGCTGCTAAGTATCTTGCGGGTATAGCTGCTAACTATAGTGAACTTATATTCTCAGACTCTCATAGAAATATTAATGGGGATACCGTTAATAATTATGCTTTTTATACCCCTGAGACTTTAAGAATAAAGGCTATACATAATCCAGAGGTTAGAGCTAGATTAAGAACTCAGGCTATTACCCACAATTCTTTCTTTCTAAGAGAACTAGATAGAGGAAAGGAAATTAAGTACCATTTAGAAGATGGTATGAGACAGGAAGGCAGATCTGATAGTGGTGTAGGTAGAGGAAAAATGTCTTCTAGAGAACAAAGGTTACTAGCTATAGGGCTATTCCAACAGATAAACCCTCAATATGTAGGGCTTACCCACTCAGATAAATCTCTTACACCTATAGTATCTGCACCTAAACTAGGACTAAGTATAAGTTCAGAGTACATAACTGTAGTAGATGGTATACCACAAATATCTGTAGAAGCTTTACCTAATAGAGTTAGAACAGAAATACAAGAGCTTATTATAGCTGAGAGAAATAGGATTAGAGAAATAGGAGATAAGATTAGAGAGCTTGGTGAAGAGGTTGCTAAAAGAGAATTAGGAGAACAATACTTTGAAGGTTCCCAATATTTCTACTTCTTTCCAGAATTAAATAATATAGTTAGAGAAAATGGAGTAGTAAGTCTAGCGCAACTAAATAATTTAGATGCTTTAGTAGACAGTGCTATGAGTACTATGGTCGATACTATCAATGATACTATCAAGGAGTGGTATGAGGATGGTACTATTTACCAAGATAAAAAAGTCTGGAAAACTAGATTTAATCAAGCTTATATTAACAGTACCCCTAAATATACAAATCTCCCATTTGAAGCTATGGTTGCACATGCAGCTGTAGATATGGATATAAACTATGCCATCTTCAATGCTAATATGATGAGTGTAGTACAGGGAGATCCTGCACAGACCTTTAAGAAAAGTAAGAAGAAAGGTGCTACAGCTATAGACCATGTAGAGACTACTTTAGAAGAATATCAAAAGAGAGAGGCTAAAGATATGGCTCCTGGTGCTTTAGGGTACTGGGGATGGAGTACTAATGTTGGAGGTAATATGTATAAGGCTCCCAGTAATTATGGAGTAGCCTATATTAATGATGTTACCTATGGGACTTTAATGGATGGGTATTTAAGTACTTTAGAAGCCTATACAGGTAAACTGGATAGAACAGATGCTCAAGAACTAACCACAGTAGAAGAACATATAGATGTTATGTTCTCTTATGGTAAGATACCCGATAATATCTATCAAAGTGTTAAAGCTAAAATACTAGCCAATAAAGGAGGAAAGTATAAACTTACTCCAGAAGAGAAAAGGTTTGTACTTCAGCCTATGAAACCTGTACAGATAGTTAGAACTTGGAATCCTACATTTGGTGTAGAGGAAACTCATTATATTAAATCTTCTAGTTTTCCTCTTCTACCAGAACTAGTAGCAGGTACAGATTTAGATGTTATTAGAAAGGCTATGGAGACCAGTACCTCTAATGGTAATAGAGGAGTACAAAGATTAGCCTATAAAACAGCTGTTAAAGTTGGCCATAAGAGATTAAACACATTATTTGATAGTAAGGGTGTAGTTAATAAAACTGTAGAATTTACAGATGATGATATAGTAGTCCTTGATAGAGAAGGGTTCTTTATTCAGCAAGAGGTTCCTTACAAGGAAGGAGACCATAGGATTGTTACAGGTAGTCAGATGAATAAGCTTCTGTTCCAAGGATTAGGGGATAACTTTACTTTTAACTTTCAGGATAAGGAATATACTACAAAACAACTAAAAGCTATTAAAGAAAGTGTAAGAGTAGAACTCTTTAAAATGTCTGAGCGTGAAATACATAATAAGCTTGGCATGGAGTTAGTAGATGGTATTCCTACTTTTATAAATCTTGCAGCTCTTAGAGAGTCTTTAATAGATGAAGCTAAAAAAAGAGGTTGGGGGCTAAATGATATAGATGCTCTTAGAATAGTTGATGGTGCTGTAGTAATACCATTTGCTTTTAATAATAGTGCTCCTAGAATAGAATCTATGATACTATCCATATTCAATGGAATAATAAAGCAGAAAATGAATGGTAAATCTCTAGTACAAGGTACAGATGTAGGATTAAGACAGACTAGAGAATTTAATGAGGATATAGATACTATTGGAGGAGAAAATGGTATAGTGCTTATAAGGGATGGTAATGGGAAATTACTATTTGATAAGCAGAAAGGATTACAATATTCAGATATTTCTAAAGACGGAGTAAAACTTGCTCAGGTATTTATGCCTTGGAAATATGAAGGAGAACTAAAGAACTTTATTAATGATAAAGGAGAATTAGATACCTCTAAAATAGACCCAGAACTTCTTAAGCAGATAGGATTTAGGATACCCACACAGGGGCATTCATCTATGTTAATGATACAGGTAGTAGGATTTTTACCTAAAGAGATGGGAGACTTAGTACTAGTTCCTGGAGAGATTACTAAACAGATGGGTTCTGACTTTGATGTGGATAAGCTATTCAACTATATCTATAATGCAATACTATCAGATGAAGGAAAACTTATTAGAGTACCTAATGAAAAAGTAGTTAAAGTAGATGAAGAGGGTAATGTTGAGGTAGACAGAAAAGAATTAAGGCTTTGGATTAAACAGACCTATAATACTAGGTATAAGAATGGCTGGGCTATAGCCGATAAAGTATCAGAATATTTAAAAGATACTGATACTCCTTTAACTTCTAAAGAAATTGTAGAAGGATGGGCCAATAGTGGGACTAAATTTACCACTGTAGGGGTTGATAGTCTAGAAGCTAGGGCTATGCAAGAGTTGGGATTAACTCCTGATAAGGTAGATTTACCTTCTAGTAGAGCTATAGCCAGACAGGCTTTAGAAAATGCTTACATAGGAATACATGAGAGTGTGCTCTCACATCCAGAAGTTATTAAGAAATCTACACAACCTTTAGACAGGGATGATTTAAAGGATACTGGAACAGCTTATACTACTCCTAGTAAAAAGCCTATATTTATATCTAGGAAAAGACAACTAGATGATTATCTTATGCAGAGAGCTGGTAAAGAGGGTGTAGGTGTATATTCTAGAGCGGTAACAGGTGCAGCTGTTATAGAAGGATTTAATGTAAGACTGGCTAAAGCATTTGATGGATTTGATGGTTATGCTCTACAAAAACTATCTGGTAATGGTACCTCTTTTTTTAATGATAATAAGAAACTTGTAAGAACTAAGGTAGATAATCTAGTTACTCAACAATCAGGAGCTGTAGATAATGCTAAGACTCCTGTATTGGATATGAATAACTTGAACATGCAAACCTTTAATGTGGCTATTATCCTTAGCATGTTAGAGGATAGCAGAGGTAAAGCTTTAGATCTTAGATATAACTCCTACTTTCTAAGACAGGAGATTATTAAAGACTATGTAAAGGAAATGCAAAATATTTCTGATAGTCTCAACGATGAGTTTGGTGAAGGTACTAGACAGGAGCAGGTTATAGATGCTTTAAAAGAAAAGTATTTATCTAGAATAGACGGTAAAGTATATAAAAGAAAGAAAAAATCTTTTACGCTGAAAGAGCTTACAGATATGCTTATGGCTGAAGATACTAGTACTGTAGAGTATGTAGAGGGACAGCTAGAAGTACTAGAGAGATTTTCAGAACTAGATAAAATAGGTAAGGAGTATAGTGATTTTCTTACAGCTATATCTACAGATAGTAAAGGATTTGGTAAAAGTTTCTGGGAAGTAGCCAAGAGAAGAGAACAATTAGACAGAGTATATGACTTTAAACTTATAGAGGGATTACAAGAAGTTATAGAGACTGGTGAACATGGGACTATTGCTGGATATGTTAGACAGGTAGCAGATAACATGGGACAGCTATTTCCTTATGATAATCCTAATATAACCTCTATTATTAAGATTATTGAGCAGCAGTCAGGTAAAGATGATTATATAGATGTAGAGTTTAGAGAGAAAATATGGAGTAGTCTAAAATCTTTTATCTTTACTGATAAAAAGTTAGACCTTTCAACAGATAGGGATGAACTATTTTATGGAGAGAACTCTGTAGCTAAACAGGTTATAAAAGCTAAAGAGAGTTGGGGGATGAATAATTTATTCCTTAATAAATTATCCCCAGTACTAGCCAAGAAACAAGGTATGCCTGATCTAGTTAACTTTGCAGCTGCTATAGTGGAAAGAACAGATGAGATTAATGTAGTGAGAGCCTTTACAGATCTACTAGTTAGTTCTAATGAAGAGGCTAGAAATTTAGGTGAAAACCTTATTAAGTATGCTTATGCTAAAGGAGGTATCCAAGAAGCTCTACAGTTTATCAAGTATATTCCTACAGCCTATTTAGCTACTACTAATTTTGCAGATAGAATAGGAACTAGTTTAAATCAGGTAGAACAAATGAGATTTATTGAACAGTTCTACCAGCATTATCCTCAATACTCTCCTAAGTATAACCAGGATATTAAGTTAGATGAAGAAAGGAATTTAATTGTAAACATTAAGGAATCAGATACTCTTCAGGATAAACTATATCTAGCACATAGAGATACTAAGGCTAAAGAATGGCTACTATTTAAGAGAGTTAAATTAGAAGGTAATAAAGCTTTCTATCAAAGAATTCCTTTACTTGGAGGTAGAGGTAAGAACTATACAGCTTATAATGAGTATAACTATAATGCAGAAGGTGTACAGATTTCTACCATACCTACTAATAATCCCAAAGACATTGCCAATGTTGTAGAACCTACTACTAATCCAGCTGTAGATACTACAGAAGATAGGATTGTAGTAAAGAATACTTCTGTAATGGATAATAGAGTTGCAAGGTACCAATCCACTAAAACTGGTCCAGAAGGAGTTATAGATTTAGTAGATAAATTAGGTACTCCAAGATATAGGCTGCTAGGAGAAATTTTTTCAGAGGCAGCCTCTCTATTTCCAGCATTCTCTTTTAGTATTAATAGTAAACTTACTAATACTCAAGGAGTACCTGTAAGAGGCATGTATGACAAAGGTAAACTAGTTATTAATCCTACAGAAATTAAAAACTATTATGAATTAGAAGGTAGAAAAGTAACTAAAGAAGATGTAGAAGGGGTAATGATGCATGAACTTACTCATGCTGTTACATCTGAACTTTATAATGCTTACACACAAGGAAAATCTCACCCTTTACTAACAGACGCTGTTAAAAAAAGATTTGATAATCTAGCTACACTGTTTAAAGTATCTACCAGTAAACTTACCAAAGAAGAAAGAGCCATTGTAAATGCTATAGCAACTGGTAAAGTAAGTGCTATAAGTACTAATTCTGCTGAACAACAAAGACTTATACAAGAGTATTATGGGTTTACCAATGGTAAAGAGTTTATGTCTGAGGCTACTTCTAATCCTGTATTCCAAAGAAAGTTAAATGAGATACAGTTTAAAGAAGATAAAACTTTACTAGATAGATTCTTGCAGTTACTATCTGATCTATTTAAAGAGATAGGTGCGGCTATAGGAATGGATGTTAATCAACAAAGTGTATTAGCGCATACTTTGATAGAAGTTGTAGCTTTAGTTGAAGATGTTAAAGGAACTAATAAAGATAATTTTAAAGCTATAAGAGATTATGAAGTATCTACTAGTAAGAAACAGTATACTTTAGAAGGTACTAATAAGGTAGTTGAAGGATATCCTATAGTAGTACACGATTTTATAGAACTACAACTATTTGTATTCAAACAAAATAATGGTACTTGGAGAGTGTCAGAAGAGACTTCTGGAAGAGTAATGCCTTCATTTGAAGAAAAAACTAGAAAGGATACAGTAGATTCTGCAATATTTAAACTAAATGAGTATATAGCTAAAGAAGGAAGAACTTTTATATTAGAGACTATTCAAAGTAAACCTCTCACTAGACCTAAATCTTTTAAAGATCAAATTAATGATTTTACTGGAGAAGATTTGGCAGTGTCAGTTAAAAGTACTAACTTGCAGTCCTCTGTATCTGAATTTATGCAGGGCTTAAATAAAGTAGAAAGGGAAGCCTTAAGAAGCCTAATGACCTCCAAGGATATAATTTTTAAATGTAAATAATATGGCAATTTGCTGGGTAGAAAGTACAACTAATCCAACTCTCCAAAAGTATTTAGAGGGCTTTGGACAAAGAGAAGGTTTAGAGAGATTTATTAAAGAACTTGCAGGTACAGATGTAATTGCTGATTATGCTGTAAGTGTAGTTAATCCAGATACTGAAGATATTGGATATGGTAAAGTTGTACAGCATCTTACTAAGACTTTAAGAACTAAGTATGATAGATTGGATAAGGCTAATATAGCCTTAAAAAATGCTAATAAAGCAGATGATCTAGATAAGATAAAAAAATATAAGAAAATTAAGACTAAGCTTATAGAAGATATAGGTATTCTTAAAGAGCAGATAGAACAAACTAAGAATGCAGATGATGTTAAAGTATTAGAGGAAATAGCTAATAAACAATTAGATTGGCTTAATGCTTTATTTGAACAAGAAACTTTATCAGAATCTGAGATTACTGAGGCTAATAATGTTATAGATACCTGGAGTAATATTAAGGATATTTTATTTGATAAAGATGAGATTATTGGGGAAGGTGCCTTAGAAATATTATCAAGAATAGAAAATAGGATTAACTCAGAGGATTTTAGCCGTAAATGGTGGAATGCTATGGGGGATTATTTAGCTGTTCTAGGTAAGTATAAAGATAGTCAAACACTCTTTACAGACTTTTACAAACTTGAAGATATTAGTTCTTTAAGAGGTTGGATATTAGGAGCTTCAGATACAGGTATAAAACTTATAGGAGAAACTGATAGGGCTATAAGAAACTCTTTAAATAGAGCAGATGTTGAAAAAGCTGCTTGGTCTAAAAAGATAAAGGATAGTTTTAAAATTCTTAGAGATAAAGGAAAGTATGATGATTTTGTAGACCTTACCTTTCAAAGGAATGCTAGAGGAGAGATATCAGAAAATGCAGGTATGGTTGGAGAGTATGCTCAAGTATATTGGGATAATATAAGTAAAATGTCTGAGAATGCTCGTGTAGCTTTCTATAAAGCTAAAAATGATCCTACCAATAAGAAAGCCCAAATACTTGCTAAAAAAACTTTATCTGCTAAAAATAAATGGCTTAGAGAGAATACTATTCATGTGGATGTAAGATTCTTTAAAGATCCTAATTTTATTACAGAGAGTGGAAAATCTTTTGCTACACACAAGGCTGATCTAGAAAATGTATTAGGTAAAGAGAAAGCTGAAAGAGCCATTGAAAAAGCTAGAGACAGATATAATCAATTTTTAGAAGCTAGAGAAGATGCTAATACCTACTTTGAAGATGAAATAGCTTCAGGAACAATTAAGGTACCAGAAGGTGTAACTAAAGAAGCGCATCTAGCAGATTTAATGGAAGAATGGGATTTAAAGAATAATCCTGAAGTATGGTTTAGACAGGCAGAACCTGGTAATACTACTTTTACACAGTATGCTAATAGGTGGACTTATACTATACCTAGAAGAATAGGATTAGATGGTAAGGAAACTGGTTACTATGATAAGAATTATGAGAAGATTATGAGTGACCCAGATATGGCTGAGTCTTTTAATCTTACCAAAGAATTTATGGATACTATGCTAGAAGGTATTCCTCCTTATTTAAGACGAAATATACAATCTAATTTTCTACCACGGATAAAGAAAGATCTTGTAAGAGAGTTTACTCTTAAAGGCTCTTTAGGAGCTATTACAGCCCTTTATGATAGATTTAAGGATAGTCTAACTAGTAGAGAGGGTACTGCCTATAATGAGATAGATCCTACCACGGGACAGCCTTATAAGCAACCTCCATTGATAGGTTTATCTCCAGTAGAATTAGCTGAAAGAAGTATGGACTTGGAAAAAATACTTATGGTGTTTGGGGAAAGTGCTCTTAACTATAAGTATAAAGCAGATGTTCTTGATAAGGTAATGGTAGTAAATAAGTTTCTAGAGATGATTAGTAAGGATAAGAATAGGAAAGAGTTTACTAATGATGAGTTACCCCTTTTAAGGAATATGCTAGACTATACTGTAGAGGCTCTTATATTTGAAAATGCCAGAAAGGAAGAGGGGGTAATAAAGCAATGGAGATTCTTTAAAGGTAATGCTGTACTAGTTAAGGATAAAGCTTTAGAACTAGAAATAGATGCAGAATTACAAAAACTTAGAAAAAAGAAAGCTGGAGAAGATGCTTTTAGAATTATTAAAGAAAAGTATGGGGATGCTGTAGAGATAGTTAGTCAAAAGGCTAAATATAGAGTTTTAGAAAAACAAAAAGCTGATTTAGAAGAAAAACTATTTAATAAGGAAATTACAGAAGAACAGTTTGACGAAGCTGTTAAACCTATAGAAGAAGAAGCTAATAAGTTGGGTAAGAGTGTAGTAGCTTCTAGAGTGGGGGATGCAGGTATGAAAGTAGTACAGGCTCAAGCATTCTGGTTTAATCCATTTTCAGCTTTTAACAACTATATGTTTGGTATTACTTCTACGGCTATGTGGGCATCTGGAGGTAGGGACTTTACAACTAAAGAGTTTAGAAGAAGTTTTGGTGTAATTACCAAATCTATGTTTAAACTTAAAGATAAACAGCTAGATAAAGCAGCTAATATGATAATAAAGTATAATGCTTTATCAGAATCTAAAGACTTTAAAACGGATAAAGGCAATGAATCTCTCAACAAGATTAGTAATTGGCCCTATATACTCTTAACTAAAGGAGATTACTTTATTAAGGGGCAAACATTAGTAGCCCTTATGATGTATAAGAAGATTACTACTAAATCTGGAGAACAAATATCTTTATGGGAAGCCTATAATGATGATGGTACCTTTAGACGAGAATTATTTGATGATGAAACTAATAATTTATGGGACGGAGATGCTAGACAGGAAACTCATCTAGGAGAATATTTGGCCTTTAAGAATAAAGCAGATGCTGTTATAAAGAAACTACATGGTAACTTTGATCCTAAGTCTCCTTCACTACATAAGAAATATGTGCTAGGTAGAATGCTGGGACAGTTTAGAGCAAGCTGGGTGGGCGTAGGTATAGAGCAAAGATTTGGCCAAAGACAAATGGATCCATATTTAGAAAGGGAAGTGGAAGGTAGATATAGAACAGTTTTTACACTAGGATTTTCTAAATCTATAAAAATCCTTACTAGACTGGCTTTAGGTAGTTACTATAAAGGGGATCCTTTACAAGGAATAAGGTCTCAGGATAGAGCTATAGTAGAAGAAAATATGAGGAAGAACCTTATGGAGATTTACATATATTCTGTAATATTTGCCATAATGTTAACTATGAAACATATATCTAAAGGAGGAGATGAAGATGATTATAAGTATAGATTAGTTTATAATATGCTTTGGAGAGTAATGGGAGAAACTACTTTCTATCTATCTCCTAAAACATTTGTGGAAATAGTTAGAGACCCTCTACCTATACTACAGTTAGCTAAAAGGGCTAGAGGGTTACAAACAGGAGCAATGGATTTACTATTTGAAGAAGATCTTACAGATAGTGAAAGACAGAGAAGCATACTAAAAATCACAAATACTTTTCCAGGTGTTAATGCTATAAATAAAGGATTCTATGCTACTCAGAGATTAAGATAAGTTAGTAGAAATTTTTTAAGAGGCAAGAGCAAAGAAAAAAGGGAGATTATTCTCCCTTTTTATTTTCTAAAGGCAATGTTTCAAATTTATATACGTTTTCATCTAAATCTTTAGAGTAACCATAATAACCTTCAACATCTGTAGGATATACATAACCTCCGCTTCTTCCACATATAGCAATAGGTTTTTGAGTACTTAATAAAAAGTCACCATCAGATACGATATGTACAAAATCTTCGTTGTATTCATTAGTTACAATACTTTCCTCTGGAGCACCTTTTAAAAACTCTTTTAATTGTTTTACTGTTAGTGACATATTATTCTCCCTTTTCTTTTATTTCTTTTCTTAATCTTGCAAGATCTTTCTTTATAAGATTGTGTGTTTTCACACTTATTTCTAGCTCAATTTCTTTTAATACTCTTAAAACTCTTTCACGTTCAACTAACAATATTTCCATATTCTTAAAATCTTCTTTTGAACAGTAAAGTTTCCTCCTTCCTAAAGCTAGTTTATCTGAAACTGCTTCTAAAATTTCAGTTTCTGAATTATAATATACTTTAATCATTACTCTCTCCTTTTAAATTTTTTCCACTGTTCCAAACATCCTTCACATTGATATGGATATAATGTAGGGGACATAGACGCTCCAAAACTTAACATATCCTTCTTACTATACATTGGTTTATTATCTTCAATATATTTCTCTGCTGCTTCTTTTGTTGAAAAATACTTAAATTCTTTAGCCACATATCTACTTACAAATGCGCCACTTAATATATCATAGTCTCCCATAACACAGTAAAAACTATCTCCTTCAAACATTTCTTTACCATCTTCAGTAATTAAGATAGGTTCTTTATAATGTACTGCCCAATCTAAACAAGTTCCATAATCTTTTCCGCATTCTAGCCAGGGAATACTTCTTTTTGAAAACTCTGACACCCCACTATCATCTAAAGAAATACCAGTTATTTTCCTTACCCCTCCAGCTCTAAGGTCTAATTTATCTCCAACAGAAAATATTTCCCCATCCTTTCTTTTTATCGAGTGAATAGAATTAGGATATTCTTTAAGTAACCATTCTAAAGTACATTCCTGTATGTTTTTTCTATTTCCCCATCTACCGTGGTTATTACATGTTACAAGACTATTATCTATGTTTAAATTAAGTATTTCATAGTCTTTTTCAACTACTTTTTCCCAAAATTCTGGATTATTTTCTACACGAGAAGAAATAATTCTCATATGTGTGTGTTTATCACTACAAGGAGAATATAAATCATGTGCTTTACTGTTTTGACTTACTTCCATTCCAACTTCCCAATCTTTAGGAAGTGAGGGGTACCATTTTTTGAGTTTATATTTCACTCTAATTCCTCCTTCATTTTATCTGCTACTTTTAGTATACTTTGTTCATCTACTCCATATACAGGCAGTATAACAGTTTTACCATTATTTGCCGGTAATGTTTCAATACTCAATTCCTCATGGTCTACTACTTCTACAATACCTTCTTCAGCACAAACTCTACAAGTTTCTTCAATAGCATCAATTTGAGCAGTCTTAATTACTTCTAATAAATATGGTTTGGTAACTTGCCAAGCAGTTCCTATATGATATTTTTCTTTAATATCTTCTAAATATTGTTCAGCTTTTTTCATACCATTAATTTTTCAAAATCTTCTTTAATAATTTCTTCCATTATTAGAGAACCTTTATGTGCTCTACATTTAGCATTTCCAGCATAATAACCTTCTTTAAAAGCTTCAAATTGAGATTGTACAACTATTTCTTTAATCATACTAGGAGATACATCAGTTAAAAAGTTTTTACACACTTCTTCCCAAGATCCGCAACCATAATGATTATAAATTATTTCTTCAGCTTTTCCCATCTAATCCATATTTCTTATTAAAATCTTCTTCAGATAAAACATCTAGTAGAAGTAAGACAATATCTTGCCTTACCTCTTCTAAATGTTCCTTACATACAGCTATACCTTGAATATCTAAATCGTTAGTAAGCCTTATATCTGTTTCTTTATTGCATTTAATACAGTTTCCCATTTCTAACACTAATGGTTAATACGTGTATCAAAATTATCCTTAAGTAGGTATAACTCATACAATAAAGTTTCATTTGTATGAATATTATCAAATATATCCTGTATATTATTATAAATAAATACTATAGATTCATCTTTCCATTCTTCAGGAACAACATCCTTAGGATTAGCTGAACAGAACATTAATATTTTACTTTTATCAGCTTCAATATCTTTTTCTAGTTCAGAGATTTTATCTTCTAGCACTAACTTATTTTCAAAATGCACCCTTGAAATATATATTTCTGCATTAATTGTAGTTCCCCATCCCATAATTATTCCTCCTTTACTTCTACCTTAATTCTTCCTTCATCACTGTATTGTAATCCTGGAGCATCATATACATTATACCATTTTTCTCCAGGATTTTTCTCTCTATACTCTTTAGCAAATTGTTCCCATATAGGCCTATAAATATCATAAGATACTTTAGCATCTTCATGTAATTTATCAGAACCTATTCCATAAGAAGCATTTAGAGGAAGACCTGTGAACTGTACTTTTAGGAATTTTAATTGCTCTTCTACTTGATTTCTCATCTCCCAAAAACTATCAACTTTACTTTGGTTTTCATACTCTTTAAACTCCATAGCATCGGGAATTTCCCACTGTCCAGCTAGAAACCTACTATAAAATTCTAGCCCTCTAGCCATAGTTCTTAACTGTTCTTCAGTAAATTCTACTACATATTTTTTATTCATTGTTCATCAAATTTATTTCCCAATTTATCTAGAAATGTCATAAGATTATCTATTACTTTAATAAGAAATTTTATATCACCTTTTAAAATATACCAAGGTAAAACTATTATTACAAATAAAGCAAACAATAATACTGTCAATACAATAGTAAAAAATGTTAAACCCACTAACCATAATCTATATAGTATATTCATTTTTATACCTTTAAACCGTTTAAACTCTCTTCAATACTCTCCAACTTTTCTATAATCAAGGCTAATTCCGGTATATTTTTTAAACTTTCATCTACATATTTCATTATAGCTTGTTTTATATTAGCGTGGTAAGTTTCTTTAGTAGATATTATCTCTTTAAGATTACCTTCTTTATCCTTACCTTCCTTAACTTCTTCAAACCTTAATATCCAATTATAAGGATCTGATATTAAAGTATAATTTTTATCTAGTTTAATCATCGTTATTACGCCATTTAATAAATTCAATTACCGCACTATAAACTAATTCTATTAATGGAATTTCATCTATTCTAGATTCTTTCCAGGTTATTTGTAGCAGATCATTATGAATATTGGATACAATCTCACAATACTGAATATTTTCATCTGCAATAATACCTATTGTGGTATTGTATTCCAGATTAATCTTTTTTAGTACAGGCATGAGCCAATCATAGGAAGAATGATATTTAGAGTATTTAATAATATTATGAATAACTTTCTCCTTACTATTTTCTGTAGTATAATAAAATGGAGGGTCACTCCAAGAATGAATATATCCAGCAGATGAAATTTTCTTATCTACTTCCATAAATTCAACAATAAGTTTGTTTCCTTCAAATATTTCTTCTTTTGTCATATTACCAATGTATTATATTCATATTACGTAATTCCAGCTCAGTATTGGCCTCTTTAAAGATATTACTTCCTAAAAAGCCAGCATTCTTATTATAGACTTCGGCAGCTGGATGACTAGCAGTCAAGATACTATGGGTTTTATTTGTCACAAATTTAGCATATTTTTGTGACTCTTTACCTAATAGTACCCAAATAATTTCATTCTTTTCATTTAATTTTTTAAGGACAAATGTAGTAAATTCTGCCCATAATTCTAGATGAGAACCTGGTTTTCCTTTTTCTACCGTTAAAGCTATATTTAAAAGTAGAACTCCTTGTTTTGCCCAACGCTGTAAATCTTGTCTATCTAACCTCCCATAATTAATTTCCTCTTTCCATTCAGGATACTCATTGTCTATCTCTTGCAGAATTATCTTCAAAGAAGGAGATATTTCATCAGTAAGGCTGTTAGAAAAAGCTAACCCATCCATAGAACCATTATGGTATGGATCTTGGGCAAGTAGTACGAGCTTAACTTTATCATATGGAGTTTCTCTAAATGCTCTAAATATTAGTTCTCTTGGAGGATAAATGGTTCTTTTATGCCTAAGGGCTGTTATGATTGAAGCTAAATTAGTAAAAGCCTTAGAGGAAATATACTCCTCTAAGACTTCATACCAAGATTCCCCAAACATTTCTATTAGTTTATCTTTGGGTATCATATATTATGTTATTGTTGTTGTCCAAATTTCTTCCTTTTTTTTAGGCTTTACATCTAAATCTACATTCCAAAAATGGTCTTTAGTACATCCATATAAATCTAACATTTCTTGTAATAGTTCTGGTGCTCTAGTAAGTACTTGCCAAATTCTATTATTTTCTTTCATTCTATGAAAGCCCTTTATTCTTGATTTTAAATCATCTGATATTTTTGAATATTTACCATTTAAGAATAATTCTACATCATAATGATATTTCTCCTGAATATTAAAAGTTACTAAATCTAATCCTCCGGTATAATTCTGTATTCCTTTAAAACTGGGAATACTCTGTAATCTTTTTTCTAATTCTCCATATGTATCTGCTGTGGAGAATCTATAGAGTACCTTCAACTGCTTACAATCCTCCGAAAGATAAGCATTAATAAAGAAGGTTGTATAGGCAAAGTAGTCTTTATTATTACCTAATACAGGAAGTATATAGATACTACATCTATTTCTAAGATGTGTAAGTATAGTATATTTTTCTCTAAAGTTCTTATTATCTGCACCTTTTAAAATGTAGTTAACAGGATAGGCACTTGGTAGAGTGCTGTAGTCATGCTGGAATAAATCTCCAGTATTTAAGGAGTAGTCACCAATTGAAAGGCTAATTATATTATTTTGGCTATCTTTTGCTTCTTTTATATTATGGGCATTTGTGTATATTTCAACTGTTCTAGCATCCGTTATAATATAGTACAATTTATTACCTGCACTTAAGTCTACGGTTGAATAATCCACTTTGCCCTGTGTCATATTTTAAGCCTTAACTGTTTAGCACTAGTTTCTGGTAATTTACATAGTTCATCTAACCAAAAATCTACTGTATCCCAAGTTATACCATTAGTAGCATCATGCTTTTCTATCATAGTATCTAAAGCTTTAGGAAATAGGTTTCTATCATATATTTCCATACCTTCCAATTCTTCTTTTTCTCTAGCACTAGCCTCAAAATCTAATATATTCCAAAATACTCCTCTGGCTCCTCTCCTATATTTCTCTACTAATTCAATTTCATTTTCATCTGTTATAATCATATTAGCATTGTATATTTTCTAAAACATTGTAAACAATATCATATAGATTGTTAAATTGATCCTGATATTCTTCTCTTAGTTTAAAACTATCTAGAGTATCTTCTTCATATAGAATATCATCAATTTTATCATCTTCCCATCCAGCATCTTTATATTTCTGCTTCATTATTTCAATAGCTATTTCACTAGAAGCTTCTATAATATTAACTTTTATTATTTGCATTCTATACTCTTTAAAAAGGTTTCAATATCTAGATCTAATATTTTATCCAGGCACTCGCCATCAGTATACTCTTCTGCAGGAAGTTTCTGAATTTCTACTATCTTTTTAAATAGTTCTAACATTTCTGCAATCTTTTCTTCTGATATCTTCTTAGGTAAAGGATAAATAGATTCATCCGCTAAATCTATACTAAATCTTTCTCCTGTAGCCTCATCTTCTACTATATAAATTAGATCAAAAGCTGCTTCTTCACATATACTAGCAATGTTCATAGCTGCTTCTAATGGATTATTTCCTTCTGTAGCTGAAAATCCTCCTAAAGTTACTTCATAACTATTCATTTTCTAAACTTTTTAAATAATCTTCAAATGTTTGATATTGAAGTTTATCATTTTCTAATAATTCTTCAATATACATTTCTGCTGCAATATACGATGCCTCTCTACTAGCTTCAAAACATCGTTTACCAAATTCTAAAGCAACTCTTTTAGCAAATTCTTCAGAGTGTGTTATAGATAAATAGTAATTATTTATTTTATAATAATTTTCATCTATCTGTTCAATTAGTTTTTCTAAATTCATAATTAAAAATTATCTTTAATTTCTATATCCTCAATTTGCGAATCACGAACTACTTCTGTAATATTAGGATAATCAGGTACTTTTCCTACCTCTCTAATAAAATCTTCAGGTGTTCGTAAAATATATAAAAGTCTAAAATTCTTTTGGAATTCAAATACAGAAGTAGGAATATGAGGATATTGCTTAATGTAATGCCCCATAAAATTAAACCATAAATCACAGTCTTCGTTTTCTATAGCTTTTTCCCAATATTTAATTCCTTTTCCAGGCAGCCCTTTAATCCCGTCAGCACTGTCCCCTGCAATCATAGAATATTTTAAATTATTTTCAACATCTTCAGGACTAGTCTCTACCCAATTACCTTTAATAGTATCTTCTTCACTATAAACATAGTCGGAACTTATTTTTCTCCTTCCTTTAGCTTCATCTGTTATTCTATAAGTATAATCAAAATGTTTTCCCACAAATCCTTTTAAGATGTCTTTGTCTGGAGAGCATAAAATCTTTATGGTATCTTTATTGAATATTTCATCTGGTACACATTCTATTTCTGAATGTCCTACTAATCTAGTAAATTCAGGAATAGAATAGAAATACCCTACAGCATCATCTGCTTCATATCCTATACAAACATTTAGATTATACTCTGCAATAGCCCATTCTTTTAAAGCTGATAGATATTTAGGTGGTTTACCTGTTCTATTAGCTTTATAGTCTGGACTAATATTGTGTCTAAATGTCTTTCCTTTACCTACAAATCCTGCCCAATGGGTACAGCCCGTTTTATCTAAACAATTCTGAAGCTTATCCTTTAAAGCTTCTATACTCTCTTCTAATGTATCTCTGGTAGAATGATACAACATCCCATCAAAGTCTATGATACTTAGTATTTTATCCATTAATTAAGTCCTTTCTTCTAATATTACCATCTCTAGCAGTATAGTATTTATTTCTCTTTTTAAACATCTCCTACTAAATTATCAATTACCATTCTAGCTTCATCAAGTAACCCACTTTCTTCAGGTTCTCCATAGTATCCCCAACAGCTATCTATTTCTTCCCAATCAGTATCTTCCTCCGCTACCCGCAAAAAAGCTTCAGAAGAAAATGTACCAGTAATACATAGAGTATCAAATTCTTCCTTAGATGTTGAATAGATAGTATTAGGCTTCTCTATAATAAAACCATATATTTCTCCTGATAGGTATTGGTTCCAAGTTTTTATTAACCCTTCAGCAGCAGTTTTAGCTGTTTCTAAATCCTTAAATTCTTCTTTATAAGCTAAAATATATCCAGATACACTACTATCCCATCTACACTGTTTAGTTCCTGTGAATAAAGATAAAGACACTCCTGAATGTATATAAGCCTCAACAGGAAATATCCAGTACTCATGGTATCTATGTCCTTCCCATAATTCAGGTTCATCTGTAGCTAGGAATTCATATAAAGCTTTGGGTTCAAATCCTTCTCTTTCTATATAGAATTGTCTATGGTCATACACTAAAAATACTTCTTCATCTCCATCTTCATCAGGAGAGTCATTAGTTACACTTTCTCTTATCTTAATCTTGTATCCTTTATAATAGATATCTTGTTCCATAATCTATAAATTAATAAAGGCTAATGCATATAGCATATGATAATACCATGCATTTAGCCTATTTTGTTTGCTATTATAGTAAGATTTACTTACTTCTTTTTGGTTATCCTCTACTATTTCTAGTTCTTTACTTAATTCTGTACCTTCATATACAGCTAGATTAGTAATATTTATCCCATATGGATGCAGCTCTTTTATAAAGTCTAAAGTTCTCTGGTATGTAACCTTAGTTTCTCCAGGTAATCCTACAATAATATTTGGAATAATATTAATCTCTAGTTCCTGTAATATTCTTACTGCTTCTAGAATACTTTTTTGAGAAGCGGGTTTCTTCATACTTTTCAGTATAGTATCATTAAAACTTTCTACTCCTAACTCTACGGCAAATATGTGTAGTTCTTCAAAATTAATTTTAGGAACCTGTGAGGCAGTAGTTTGTACAATAAACCCTTTGAACTCGTGGTTATAAGATTTAATCTTTCTATACAAATAGGAAAGTAGCTTATAGTTATCACATTGCCCAAAAGTTTTATCATCTATATATACCAACTTAAACTTTAAAGGATACATATTTAGAGCTTCTAGCCTAATCTCATTAAAATCATTCTCTACTACTTCGTTAGGAATAGTACAGAACTTGCATCTGTGTAAGCATCCTTGAGAGAGTTGTAACCTTGGAATAGTTTCTATATCCCTAAATAAAGAGTAATCTACACCTTTATAGTAAGGTATATTGAAATAGGTACAAAATTCTTGTACACTATTAAACCATTGTATGTTGCTACTATCTGGTTTAGTATATCCTCCTGCACATATAGGCTTTTCGACACTGCTGCAAATACTATCCACAACAGGTTTAGTAACACTTAGTACTGAAAATAGAATAACATCAGCATCACTATCATTAATAAACTGTATAGACTTTGTTATATCCTCAATAATATGTAGCTCTTTATTTTCTATACAGTAGGATAGTTCAGCTATCCATCTAGGTATCTCCCAAAAATGTTCAGGTCTAACATAGCCATCTTCATAATGCTTATGGTACCAAGTATTATAGAATTGGTTTGCATAACTTTCCTCTTTTGTTGTTAGCAGCTTATTTGATACTTGGCAAAATAATACTTTCATAATTATTTAACTTTATTTTTACTAATAGTGGCAATTGGAGTTAATGCCCCAGCTATAGTATATCCTTTCTGAGCAGCATACATAGCTTCAAACAATTGTGTTTTAGAGCATTTAATACTATCTAAAATTCTATCTATCCTAACATCATCTTCTTTCTCCAGCATTTTATCCAATGCTTTAATAATCTCACTATTTTCCATTTGTCTTCTGTTCTTTAAGAAGTTCTTTAAGAGTATCTACTTTACTCTTAACTGTTAATACTCTATCCCTATCTACTCTCTTATTAGAAAGAATAAATCTAGATAGAGCTGAAGATAGAGACCTTTCTGAGTACTCTATCTTCTTCTCTAATTGTAAATCCATATTTAGCTAAATGAATGTTCTACAAAGGAATGCAATTTCACATGCCTATCAATATACTCCAATGGATGTGATTGCTTTAAAGCATGGGTTACGTGGTTATAGAAAGACCAAAGATTCTCTGCTGGAAATAGCTTAGATTCCTGTATCTCTTTCTTTACTATATTAGCCATTGTAGGGGTAACAATTTCTTCTTCTACAAATAATCTACCTAGTAATTCTGCTTGGGCACGTTTATTAAGGTCTATTTCATTAAATCTATTTTTAGCCTTAATAATTTTATAATATTCATCATAAAGAATAGCAGTACCTTCTTCAATCATATTAGTTAAATCTTCCCATACATTAGTAGTATGTTTTCTTCTCATACTATATTCAGCTGATATTACACCGTTGAGACAGATAAAAACCTCTGCTCCCATTGCTATTACAGCTGCTTTAGATTTATCGTAAGAATTAGTTAAACCTATCTGCATATCCATACCAGGTTCTTCTCCAGCAAATACTAATTTGCCTGACATTACCTGCCCATTTCTAGCCTCATTCCAATTATCCCTTACTAGTGTAAAATCTCTCTTATAGGCCGCTTCTAAAATAGTATCTATAAATACCCCATGAGGAACAGGAGTATAAGAAGCTGTTTTTGCAGGTAAAGGTACCTGTCTTAGTTCTATTTGTGTTGTCATAATCTACCAGCTTGCATGATAATAAAAGTCACCTCCTTTTTCTAAGTAAGGCTCTAACATTTCCACTGTTTCTTTTAAATCTTGAATATAGTATTCATCATATTCTGTGGAACCAAAGAAAAATCCTGAAGTAGTTGGGAGCAATTCTTCTGCTATACTAACATCTTCTACTAGTTTGCCATCTTCTAATATATCTATCCATTCTCCATCTTCTAATCTTTGTCCATTTTTTACCTTACCATCTATTAGAACTGTAGTAGATATAATCTTTTTACATATATCTACAAGTTCCTTTAATTTAGACTCATCTACATAGTATGTATCACAATCATCAGCTCCTTCTTGTACATTTTCTACAAACCAATTATGAATAGCGTTAGCTTTTCTCCAGTAGGCAATTTCCTCTTCAATATAGCTTATTTTGGCTACATTAATACTATCTACTGGTTTACCATTTTTAGTTATGGTAATATTATACATTTCTTCTGGTTTGTAAAAACTCCAATTTTTAACGTAGGTTCTCCTACTTAAATACATATCTAATCCCATGTTTACAATATTTTAATTATTACTCCTGGATTATCTTTATCATAAGAATACCATTGCCCATCTACCTCTAAAGGAAAAGGAAGAAAGTAATCCATATTATCATCTTCTATAAAACAATGTGCAACCATTAAGTCCGCAACTATTTGACAAAGATTATGAAAATCTGCTTTATGTTTAGTACCTCTTACAAAATGAAACCCTATTTTTAAAGGATACTCTTTATTACCCACTAATTCTAAGAAAGGTTTCTTATACAGCATAAATGTATTAAGCCTTCTAGCATACCCCTTTACAGTTTTTTCTCTAACAGAATACTTTTGAATACCATAACTATTTAAGAAATTTTTTACTGTCTTAGACATAAAACTTCCTTTAGTAGTATTTATCTTACTGTTCTTAGAACTAGGTATGTTTCCTTTTATGAATAAAGTATCCATCTAGTTTAGTTTCTGTAACAAATTCGTTAAATATTCAGAATTAGTATGTTTATATCTTCTTTCTATTATATCTAACATCTTTTGTTCCTGTATTTTAGTTCTTTTAACTCTCTCTGCTATCTCTTCTGCTTTTCTAACTTGCGGTAAAGTTCTTTTAGCTAAAGCATTTTGATAGTCCATTATGTAATCTTTATATTTACCCATATTATATTATTTAGTTATTATTGGGTCTAGTAACTTTTTAAACTTCATTTAAACAATTTTATTTGATATTCTAATAATTTATTAGTACATTTGTTATTATAAACAACACTTATATGAGCAAAAAATTAACAAATTTAGAATTTGTAGAGAAATGTAGAAAGATACATAAAAACTTCTATGATTACTCTGAAACAATTTATACCCGTAATAGGGATGATGTAATTATAATCTGTCCTATACACGGAAAATTTACTAAAAATGCTGCTCAACATATTAATGGAAAAGGATGTAATGAATGTAATTATAATAGTAAACTAAAAGAGTATCTTGAAGGAAATAGAAAAAAACCTAAAAGATACAGAGTCGATAAATCAGAACAAGCTCTAAAACCCTCCAAACCTTCTTTTCAAGAAAGACTGGATAAACTTAAACTTTTTCTTAATTCTGATTTAACTTTAATAGAGGATTATAAGCCTGTAAAAAATAAGTTTAAAGTTGTAGATAGATTAGGAATAGAGTACTTAGTTAAATATTTTGATCTATTAAAGGGAGGGCATCCTAAAATTACTTCTGCTGTAAATAAAACAAAAGCTTTTAGTATAAAATTAAAGCTTATACACCCCACACTAACAGTCATCAGTGAATATACTACTTCTGAAAATAATATTCTAGTGAAGGACGCATTAGATATTGTTTATCTGGTCAGAGCAAATGATTTATTACAGGGAAGTAGACCTACAATTCAGAGTGCTGTAGATAAAATAGACTGTTTTAGTAAGAAGGCTAATATAGTTCACCACAATAAATACGATTATAGTAAAATTAATTACATAGATACTTTTACTAAAATATCTATTTTTTGTAAAGAACATAGAAGATATTTCTTACAACAGCCCTCAGCACATTTAAATGGGCAAGGATGCCCCAGATGTGTTACTACAGTAGGGTATTCCAAAAAACAATTTTTAGAGTATTGTGCTGCATATAGTAAAAATACTCCTATTTTATACATTATAAGGTGTTTTAATGACAGTGAAGAGTTTATTAAAATAGGGATAACTGCCAAAAACACATCATTAAGATTTGCTTATCCTATACAACTTCCCTATTCTCATGAAATAATTAAAGAAATAAAAGGCTCCCCTGATTTTGTTTGGGATAAAGAAAAAGAGTTACACGAAGCGTGTAAAAAATTTACATATTCTCCCTCAATATTATTTGGAGGGCATACAGAATGTTTTACATTAGAATGTAAACAAATCCTTAAGAAAATTTTGAGTCCGTTCTAATCCATATTTTTCAACAAAATCAGAAATATCCTTAATTTCTTCCTGACTATATTTTTCTTCAATGTATACATAAGGAATATTATACCTACTAGAAAACTCTTGCGCTTTAGCTATACCTGTAGCGTCATTATCATAAAACAGAATCAGCTTATTAAATCTTTTACTTTGCTTTTCAAGATACTTTTTATCTAAAAATAAGCTTTCACTAGGAGGAGCTACAGATACATATCCTAAAGTATATAAAACCATTACATCTTTTAAAGACTTTGTAACTATTAAAACTTCTCCTTTTTTGGGTAACATTCCTTCCCCCTGATAAGCTTTTCCTCCATTACTTAGCCATTTTATTTTTTTATGGTAGGGTTGATAAATTTTACGGAAAAATACAGAATTATCTTTCTCCCAGTAGAAATCGAAGCTGTAGGCATATTTATCTGCCTTAAACATTTTACCATTGACCCAAAAGTGTGTTATAGGAACTACAGAAAAAGCATTTAGTGTTTCCTCTGTAATATAATATCTACCATACCAAAAACTGTAATCATGCTTTTCCCAGTTTCTTTTTTTTATCTTTATAGAAGAATTTTTCTTATCTTGAAATTTAGGAGGTACTTTTATTTTAGGTGTATCAATTCTACTAGGTTTAAATTCTAAAATATAGCCTAAACCTAATTGAAAATCTCTATTAATCTGCTGCAATGCTTCAGGATAACTAACTCCAAACTTAGCCATAACAAAGTCTATAGCTCTATAACTTTTCCCTGTTCCAAAATCTGTATACAACAGATCTCCCTTAATCTGTGCAATACAGCAAGAAGGATTATCTTCCTCCCTAAAGTCTGAAATAAAATGTTTATTTACTTCCTTAAAATTGTCACTATAATAACTGAAAATAGCATATGCTGAAACTTTTGATAATATATTCTCTTTTGTTAATTCTTCTCCAAATCCATACATCTAATGTAATTTAAAAATCCTAGTAGGACTGTTGCCCTACTAGGATTATATAATTAGTACCTACTACTACTAAAACTGAGGTGCTTCAATTGTACCTTCAGGAATAAAATCATTTCCTGTAGGATCTGCATCTGGTTTTACATTAGCACTTACAACATTATCATATTTAGTAATCTGTAATTTAGTTTTATTAGCAGGTACCGTAATATCTTCAAATATGGGAGCATATGCTGGAAGAGTTGGGAAATCATCTTTATTAAGAATAACCTTAATCCTTAGCTCTTTATTTGCGTATTTCTCTCCAATATCCCTAATTACTACATTGCATAGACTTTTAAAATCTGTTACCCCTTGTGGCTTATAAGATTCTCCTAAAAACCTACGAGAAAGATTAGCAATAACCTTATTAAACTTTTCTACTGCTTTCTTTAAATCAGCCTCATTCTTTACATATGTTCCATCTACATTAGGCTCAAACCATCTTCTATTTGCTGTCTTACCAAATTTATCTTCAACAACTACTTCAAAATAGGCATTCTTGTCTCCTTCTGCTTCTACAAACTTTATCTCTTTAACAAATCTTCCTTCTGCAATTGCAGTTTCAGGGGTTACATCAATAAATTTACTTCCACCTACTTCTGAGGTATTCTCATCAAATCCGTAGCTTGTTGCTGTACTCATAAAATTAATTGTTTTTATTATTATTAAATTAGTTACAAAAAAGATAGTGAGGCTCCCCCACTCCTCACTGTGTTAGCCTAAAGTCTTGTCTTTTAATATTACTGGTAGACCACACCTCGCCACTGGCTAAATTGTCCTCCTCCTATAAATAGGATTAACGTTGGAGGGGTTTTAAGTAATGATATTCGTTGTGTTCAATAAGTCAAAGATACAATCTGAAAGCAATTCACAACACTAGAATTAGGTGTACATCCTATCTAGTGCGCTCATCCTGCATATCATCAGTATAATACTGAGAGAGGCTATGATGGCTCTATTTCTTAAATAACATCTTGTTCTGGAATATAAGGTCTTTGGAGAGTTTCAGTTAGTCCACTTTCTGAAGGAGTTGCTTCCTCAACTAATTCAAATCCTATAGAATACTTAGCTTTCTTAACACCTTTTAATTTAGGATTAGCCCATAAAACCTTAGCTTCTCTAGGATTAAGTTCATAATACTCATTAATCTCTTTCCTGCTCTTACCCTCTTCTAACATTGCTAGAATGTCTTTCAATACAATTTTTCTTTTTTCTTGCATATTAATTATTATTTATTATTTTACAAACTCTAATATTTTCTCTAATACTAAATTACTATCATTAGGAATTTGATATATCCCCTCTCCAAATATATCTGGTGGGCATTTAGAACTAGAATTATCTAAAGCCATATCAAACCATGCTTCTACCTTTTTATCATCTGTAAGTTTTCTATCAGCATATAATACTAAAGAAAACTCTTTTTCCACGGTACCTTCCCACGCTTTACCTTGAGTTTTAACTCTTCTTTCTTTAGCTCCTCCTTCATCTTGTATCCATTCATAATGAGCAGTAAGAAATACTTCTTTTTCTACATTTTTAACAGCTGCTAAGAACTTGGCTACCAGCTCGTTGTAATAATTCCAAATATCAAAACCTTTTTTAGTTGCTTTAGCTTCTGCTAAAAATAAATCAAATACTGCACTTAAACTATCTATTACAATACAATCTATTTCCTTATTATCATTATAAGCTTTTAAAGCAGCAAATACACCTCCTGTAGCAAATGGTTTACCGTGATATTTAAAATTTCCTTTAAATGGTAAAGGTTTGTTCTCTACATTTATAAATCCAGTTTTTTCTCTATTCATATTTCTAAAACTATATGTTTTTCCTTTACCCGATTGACTTACCAGTAATACTTTATAATAGTCTCTACTCATAGTTTATTTATTATCTCCATTTCCATTAACTAAATATTCCTAAGAAATTCCTCTAAAAGAGCTATATCCTCTTTCTTATCCTCAATTGATTTATTAAGCCTTTCTATTTTTTCTTTATAAGCCTCTTCTATATCTTTAATTTCTTGTTCTTGAGCCAGAATAAGATTTTTCTTAGTTTGTAACCCGTTAATAAATGCATGTACGTAAGCATCCATTTTATCAGAAGTTTCTAGTCTTTTAATATCAACTTCAAGAAAAGCATTGGAGTAGTTTTCTTTAAGTGTATCTAGAATTGCTTCCCCATCTACTAATTTATCTGCAAGTTGTATTTCTACACTCTCAATTTCTCTTTCTTTATCTCCGATCCACCTTTTCATGTTACGAATAGTTCTCTTTAATTCAGTGTGGAGTTTGCTACCAAATCTACCAATCATACCTTCTTCATTAGAATCAATGAAAGACATTACTTTTTGTGCCCAAGAGGCATCGGTCATTTTCTTTGTTGCCATAATTGTAATTTAATTTATTGGTTATTAAAATAATTAAAAAATGTTAAATTGTTTTGGAACTGTTTTCTTAATTGTTACTTCTATTTCTTCTCTATCTAGTAGAGATTTAGGTTCATCATGAATACATTTATGGTATAGACCCTGTACATACTCTAATTGACAAGGAATTTCATATGGCAAAGCTTTTCTTACATTTCTTGCAGAGGTCCAGTTACTTAGATTTATTTTCCCCGGAACATGTACTCTAAAACTAGTACCGTTAGATTCTTTAACTACTCCTGCGTCACCAACAGTGTTAGTCGCCCCTGATAGAGTGGTCAGTACTACCCAATCACCATCTTTATATGTTTCAGTCTTATCTTTGATCTCATCTGGTCTAGCTTTTCTTAAATCTGCTGGTCTAGTCCAGTTACCATACTCTGGTCTTCCTTCAACCCGTACTCTAAAAACTCCATTTGAAGTACTAATTTCCGTAATTACTCCTACATCTCCAATCTTATTATTACTAGAAGTAGTATTACCTGTAATTACTACATAATCTCCTACTTTATAAGATTCTTCAGATTTAGTTACAGAGGCTATTTCTTCTGGAGTACATAGTCTACAGTATTTAGCATCAACTCCAGTACTTCTACCTTTTTCAGGTCTTAGCCAAGTAGTCTCGTATACACAAATTTCAGCTATTTGAAATATAGGAATATATCTACCATCTCCATATTCATACCTAAAATCATTTCCATCCAAGACTTCTTCAGCGTATACCCAATCTCCAACCTTAAAGGGAATTTTAGAATTAGTAGGTATTTCTTCTTTAGTAGCTCTTCTAAAGTGTTTTTCCTCATAACACCAATACCAAATACTGCCATCTTCAAATGTAACTCCTTTTGGGTCTTTATACCCAGTAATCTGAACAGTCCTGCCAATATATTTATCCATATCAGAGCTCCAATTAATGTCACTTCCAGTGATTGTAATCCAATCACCAATTTTAAATTCTTCTTTCATGGTATTTTCTAAACTAAAATCTTTTTCATAATATTGACCACTATTTTGTTTTTTACCTTTAGTATCTATCCATTCTATGTGAACATATTTATCATCGTAACCTACAACTTTAGCAGAAGAACCTTTAGGAGCATTTCTACCTATATCGTTTACTAAATATATAGTATCTCCAAGTTTAAACTTTCTTACTTTTTCAGGTACCTCTTCTTTTCCCTCTTTTAGAACATACTTCTTAAATTGTTCAAGAGTTATTTCTGTATATCCCTCTAATGTATCAGAATACGGGGAGTCATTAGTATTCTCACGATTAATCAGAAAATCATAATTTCCTTCAATATGTGAGTGGCAGCCATATTTTTTATTAAACCAATCACAAGATTCTTGTCCTGCATCTTGTCTTATACACCATTTTTCAGGTAATACAAATTCTTTAATCTTATCAGGATGTCCATCTGGAAGATATTGTTGGATTTCTGATAAGTCTGTGATAAGTTTTGGAGTATATTTGTTCAAACAAAGATATCCATTTTTATCTTTGTTCAAACAAAGATATCCATTTTTATCTTTGTTCAAACAAAGATATCCATTTTTATCATAGAATCTACTTTCGGTATTGATACTCTCCGCCCAAAACTCTGTGTTATTCTTAATCTCTTTAAATTTAGATATCCATTTACCTAATCTGTACCACTTTCCAACTTCAAATTTAGGGGGTTTCTTACTAACTACTTTATCTATTAAGTCTTCAGAGTCCACTAGTATTCCTTCAGGTTCATCTCTAAATAAGGTCCATTCCCCAAAATCTTGATTATATCCTAACCAACACCATAAATTATCTTCGGGCTTAACATAAAACTTAATAATATTCACATTTACTTTTTCATCAATTTCTCTTAGATCTTCCCCCATATCTCTAAGTTCCACACTAGACCCTACTTTACAATAATATTCTCTGTTCATTTCATACATTGTTTAGTTTTAAATTATTCATTGTATCTATAGTTTTTAATTTCTTTGTATACTGTGTATCTGTAGCATACCCAACTTTTTTAAGAAAAGAATAATAACAATCTTCTATTAGCCTATTATGATAATCTTGCCATAAAATATAGTCTTCTACACTATCTGTCCAATGTTGGTATTTTGCATGATTTAAATTACTCCCTAAAGATACAGTATTTCTTATTCTGGGGTGCCTCATACCAAACAAGTTATTATTTACTGTAAACACTAGAGAGGTAAAATACCCAGTTTCTAGTATAGCCTGCTTTATAATAATTTTTTGATATTTGATGCCTCTTAAAGTTAGATACTCTTTAAAGTTCTCATAGGAGAAATCTAAATGTTGTAATACTGTTATTCTTCTACTATCTTTTACCCATTCATAGGGTATATTTGGGGCCAAAATATTAAGGTGGGCTCCTAAGACAATAAAAACTATTAAACATATTTTTTTCATAATTAAATAGTTAGAATTAATCTGCAAAGATAATATTTTTCTTTATACTATCAAAAGCATACTTCATAAGCTTAAGTTCTTGATTACCTCCTTTTATCAAGGTAATATCTTTCAACCAACCTATTTCTAAAAGTTTCCCATCTGGAAGTACTACTGAAGAATGAACTGGAGGAGAATAATTAGTTAGCCAGTACTGAATAACTTTTAAAAGAAATTCAACCTCTTCTTCTTCATTTTTAAAAGAATGTTTATCCTTTAAGGTTTTTCTAAATTCTTTCTCAGTCATTACTTTTCTTCCTGCTTTAACATCTCATCTGCAATCATATATGCATCAGATACATACATTTTTGCAATACTCTTAGTTATAGATACCTGTAATGAAGAACATAGCCCCTGCATAATTTTTGTAGCGATATAGAGCCTTTTAGAAATTCCATAAGTACCTGTATTACCATATTCTTTGGAAGGGAAAATAGGATCTTCTCCTAATTTAATTCTTTCCTCTGGTAGGTCTGTTACATATTTACTGCATTCTAAATTCGGTTCTGCTTTAAAATAAATATTTGAAGCATCTATTTCAAATGTTTTATCTGTTAATCTAGAATGTACTATAGCTTTACCATCTTTACAGAATAAAACACTAACAGCTAGTTTTATATCTTTATGCTGTTCTACTGGTTCTTTTAAATATCCATATGCCATAGTTATTTATGTATTATTATTCTTTTTTCTAAATTACTATATAATTCAGGAGTCATATGTTCTGCTCTGGGTAATTCTTTGAAAAAATTACAGGCCCCATCAAAATATAAATCTGTCATTACAGAACTGCCTCTCCTATTAAGTATTACTGATAATTCTCTGTAAGAGTCTTTTAATCTAGTAATATCATATCCCTCCCATTCAGCCCTTCTAAATCTAAAAGGAGAAAATAACCCCAACATCATATCTACATCTCTACCTGTAAGTTTATTATCAGCAAGACCATTAGCACTAGGTCTTAACATATTGGCTTGGGCGTGCTCTACACTTTCTTGAGCCGCCATTTGCTGTTGAACGTTGACTACAATATATTTCCATCTATCCCTCATGGCGAGAGAATAGTGTGATGAAAACTTACTCATAGCTTCATGTAGACTCTCTTCTTTTTCAGGAGTCAGGATTGATAGATGATCAGTAATAATTACTACAAACTCATCAGGATCATCCGGAATATATCTTATAATTTTTTTGGCCTCTTCATGTAATCCTTTTTCTATCCATTCCGTATTAAGAATTTTACCATCTTTATCTATATAATGTCCAGAACTATGGGCATAATCTCTAACAGTTTTATAGATACCATAAGGATTTCTTACATTATCTATAAATTCTACTTTAGAAAGAAATTGGTGCATAGTAGGTTTTAATTCTTCAATAGCTTGCGCTATGGTATCTTCTAATACATAATGTTTAAAAATAGAGTCCATTTTGTCAGGACTAATTCTTATGTTCTTGTATATGTACAGAAAGTAGGATAAAGCCTCTTTTATCTTATCATCTTTAGACATTTCTAAACTAAAGTAAAATACTTTCACCTTAATATTAGTATCTGTTTCTGTTACAAACCTATAAGGCCCATAAAGAAACATAGAATCTGTAAATTTTGTCTTACCAATTTTTGTTCCAGCTGTTGTAATGATGAGCCTTCCTTTTTGAATTCCTGGTATTTCTTCACTGAATCTTGGAAAAGGGAAAGGTATTGATATATCTTTCCCCTGTTCTCTTAATCTTTTATTCTCTAAAATCTGCCTATAAACATTATCAAATAATGCTACACTCTTTGAGCTGTCCAATCTTTAACCTCCTTTACCTTAAATTCATCGTTAAAGTTTTTATTCTCTAAATATGTTCTAGCTTTTCTACAGAATTTCTTATCATTTAAACTACTATAATAAGCTTGTACCTTTTCTACAGCTAATTCTTTTTCTTTAGGTTTTAACCTTTTCCAGTATTTTTCAGCAGCTGCCCTATCTGTCTTTGCTAAGTGAGTTACAGTGTGGTAATGGTTCCAGAACTCCTCGAATGTAACACTTGCTTTAGACTCAAATAACTCTCTACCTTTACCTCTTAATTCATATCCTTCTTCTGTAGATTTAATCCACATTTCTAATTCTAAATTACGTGGAATGTTTTTATCAGATATTAAATATTCTTCTGGATTTTTTCCAGAATTTATTAAAGCAAGTACAAAGTAATCTTCTACAAATAATCCAGACTCTTTAAGTTTTTTTAAATCAATTGTTAGTTCCATATTAAATTTTACTTACTAAATTTATAAAATCTTTTTTACTATAGTGCAGATTAGACTGCGTGAACTACCCACACACTAAAAAGATGTGTGGGCTTCCTGCACAACGCATAGCCTAATGGCTTACGTTAGCGTACAAAGGGTTGTCCCTAACCCCAAAATTCTTTATATTCAAAGAAGCATTTAAATCTCTATCCATTGAATTACCACACTTATCACAATTGTAAGTTCTATCTGAAAGTTTTAAATCTTTCTTATGGTTTCCACAATTAGAACATACTTTACTACTTGGTTCAAATCTTCCAATTACAACAAGGTTTTTACCTTGCCATTCGGTTTTGTATTCAAGCATTGTTCTTAATTGTCGCCAACCCATATCAGATATTGCTTTAGCTAAATTATGGTTTTTTACCATATTACTAACAGCTAAATCTTCCAAAACGATTGTATCATACGTGTTTACTAATTCAGTAGATATTTTATGCAAGTAATCAGTCCTTTGATTACGGATTTTCTCTTGCAATAATGCTACTTTTAATTTTTGTTTCTCTCTATTTATTGAGCCTTTCCGTTTTCTTGCAAGGCTTCTTTGTTCAATTCTTAATCTTCTCTGTTGGGATTTAAAAAAGTTTTTATTTTCATACACCACACCATCAGAAGTAATTGCCAAATTTTTAATACCAAAATCAATTCCAACAGATGATTCAGTTTTAATTGACTTTTGTTTTGGTTTTTCTGTTTGAGTGTCAACCAATATAGATACAAAGTATTTTCCAGTTACAGTTTTGGTCAAAGTAACTCTCTTAGGTAATCCTTTAAATTCTCTATGATAGTCAATAGCAACTTCTTTTAGTTTAGGCAATTTCAATGTACCATCTTTAAAAGATACTTCAAATCCTTGTGGAAATGTAATTGATTGCTTAGAATACTTGTTTTTAAATTTCGGAAATTGACCTTTACCTTTAAAAAAGTTTTGGTATGCAGTATCTAAATTAATAATACTATGTTGTAATACTTGACTTGGGCATTCTTTAATGTAATCAAACTCATTTCTCAACTCTGGAAGTTGATTGATTAAGTCATATTTAGATATTGATTTTTTATTTGAAGCATACGCAACAGTCTTGGTTTCAAGACCCAAATTATAGACAAGTCTATTTACACCAAAATACCTTTGTAATTGGTCTTTTTGGTCTTCAGTTGGAAATATTCTGTATTTGTATCCTTTAAGCATATATTATTAAATAATCTAAACCTTTGTAAAGGTACGATATTTTTATCTAAATGCAAAGTTTTGGTTAAATTTATTTATTTGATACCGTATTTTACATAAATAATCAAAAAGTATTATGTCTTCATTACTTATTTTCATAATTCAAAGGTTTATTTGTTTTAAAATTAATCTGGATTCCTATATTAAGACCTAGCCACCTAAAGGCTAATCCTACACCTATAGTAGAAGGAATAAGATCTCCATTATTATCTACCCAAGTTTCATTCATTTGCATATCTATAAAGAAAGATAATGCGGGTAATAACTCTATATTAAAAAATTTAGAGCACATTAGATGAAATTCTAACCAACCTTCAAATCTTTCAAATTTATACTTGTAATTATCCATTAATTCTTTAAAGTTTTGTACTTTATCTTCAGTTTCCTTTTTCATTTTTTTCTTGTATTAAAAGTAAAGTTTGATATAATCCTTCTTCTAAAGCCTGTTCGTAAGTAGTGAATAAGTAAGTTTGTGGATCTGATAAATAAGAACTCAATCTAATTTCTTGCAGAGCATATTTACCATAAATACTTACATCATATGTCAACATATCAGATTCTATTAATACTAACATATCATATTCTTCTCTACACCATTTCTGCAGTTCACACATCCATAAATAGTATCTTAAATCTTCTTTAAGGCTGTGTTTCCAATTAGTATCTGTAAACATTTGAGAGGTAAATCCTATTTGTTTACTAGTTGCTAATTCTATTAGTTTAGTTTTCATAATACAATTTTTATTGCAATTCCTACTCCTACTCCCATTAAATAAATAAAAGTAAGAATAGCAAAAATTTCAAAATTAGACCATTCACTTTCTTTGTGGGCATAATTATCCTTAAGAGTGTACCTTTTTGGGCTCTTCCATTCCATATAATTCATGTATTAATTTTCTTTCTTCACTATAAATAATAGGTTCTAAATATTTCATCACATCATCTTGTGAAATATCAACCTTAAATTCAGTTCTTAAAAAGTTAGTTAGTTCAACATAATCATTAGAATTAAGTTTAGATTGTGCTACTTTAATTAACTCTACCTTAGTATCCCAATTAACTTGTACTAATTCTACTTTTTGCTCTACTTTAGTTTCCATTGCTTTAGTATTGTTAATACATCTGCCTCTTACATATCACAAGCGCAACTTGGGCACATATGCCCTAATGGTATCGGTGCTACTTCTGCATTACAATTCTTACAAACCCATTTTACAACAGCGGGTGCAGCTAATAATTTAACTATATCCTCCGCTAATTCATTGTAATTATCTTCACAAATTGCCATTTCAGGGTAGTTACTTCTATCAACTGCCCCTTCGTATTTCTTGAATAGTTCTATAATTTTCTCTTTCATTTCCGTATATTTTTAGTTTCAATTCCGTAAAAAACCGACAACACACCCGCATCCGTTAAGGCTCATTTTTGCTTCTATACTACAATTTCATCAATACTATTAATATAAGTAACCTCAATATCTCCCTCTCTCTCTTTTATAGCAGAGAAAAATTTATTAAACCATTGTTCTGCTTGAGTATGTAAAGGTACTATAATAACTATATTAGCAGTTTCTTCTGCCTTTAGCCTATGGGTTCTACCTATCTTTTGTAGAGTATCTATACTACTACTATTAAAACTTTCTACAATAGCCCAGTTAACATTAACTAGATTAAGACCTAGTGATAAAGTTCTTACGGCACTTAACTCTCTAATAATTCCTTTATCAAATTGTTCCATAAGAGATTTATTCTCATCTTCAGGTTTATTACTATGTACAGAGTAATTTGATATTTTATCTGTCTGAGCTGTTAACTCTGAGAATAGTAATACTTTATTATCAGGATTAATAAGTATTTCATCTTTTATCTTGTTAGCTATATCTGCACTACTGGTTAGGTTCCATAAGAAGGATTTCCTATACTTAATAGCATTTAGATACTGTATAGCTGCTCTTTTCTGTTCTGGAGTACCTTCACCTTTCCAAGCCCATAGTCCTGCATCTGTAAACCAATCATCACTACCTGTATACGCCATAGCTCTTTGGCCCTTTTTTAACTGCTGAGAGAGATAATCATACTGAGTTTTTTCTCCTACTTTAAAAGGTTTTTTCTTGGTACCAGCTAATATCTGATATTCATCTGTAAGTTCATACTGATAAATAAAATATCTTTTCTTATTAATTAATCCATCCTTAGCACTATCATAGTATTCATATACTATAGGTAGATAGGTTTGATAGAATAAAGCTTTATCTGGATTATCCAGGTTTGGTGTACCTGTTAGACCTAATACAGGTATATTAAGTTCTCTAGCATTAATTATTAATTGTCCGTAAGCTTCAGTTATACAGAGATGGGCTTCATCCACAATAATGAAATCAAACTGTTGTATTTGCTCTTTAGTCCATCGGTAGGTAGTTTGTATATTCTCTATTACTATATTATTATCTAAAGTAACAGTACTGTTTACAGGAACAGACCAATGATTAGAATCAATTTGAAATACCCCCCATTTTTCTAACTCTTTTCTCCAGCTATCCTTAAGATTAGTTCTAGGGCTAGTTATAAGTATACTTTTAAAGTTTCCTTTTTTAATACAATCTATACCCACCTTGCTTTTTCCACTCCCCATATCTAAACAAACAGTTGCATTATAATTATTATTAATTATCTTTTCTAAAGCTTCTGATTGTATTTTATTTTTTAGTTCATTTGTTATCATATAATATTATTAGATTTAGATTGAAAAGGGTAGTTAGACTACCCTTTTATTTAACTTCTTAAAAAATCTGCTATTGCTTCTAATTCTGCTAATTTTCCTACTTTACACCCAAACTTTATAGTATAAGTTGCATCATCAGTTATATTCATTTCTAGAGGATACCCCGCTAATTTAGGCGGATTGTGTATGTAATCAATAACTTCCTCAATATCTTCTAAAGTAACTTTACCATAAGATGTAGCAGCTGCTTTAGCTTCTTTATCACAAATGAACTCTACATCTCCAAAGTATAGAGATTTTTTAGTTTCTTCTTCAACATAGAATTCTTTAGCGTACTTTATAGCTTTATCCCAATCTTGAGGGAGTATAAAATGTACTGCTTCCTTGCTCAAAGTACCACAAATATTCTTATGGAATTTAGGAGAACCACTAGTCATATATTCCCAACTGTATGAACTTGTTGGCACTAATCCTAATTCTTCTCCAAAAGCTTTTTTCAAAGATTCTGGGCCTTCAAATGAGAAATCTTCTTTTTTCATAATTTTAGTTTGTTTTAAAAATTCTTCTTTAGTAACATATTTATCAATTTTATTACAATACTCCAACCAGTCAATTTCTTCCTGAGTAGCTAATCTAAAGGTTCTATTATAATCTTTATAGCACCAACTTTCTCCTCTATATAAAGATTGATAACCTCTAGCTATAAAATAATGACAACTCCCTTTAAAAATATCTTTGCTAGAATCTTCTTCGTTTAAAGGAACATCTACTTTACCAATCATAAAGAAATTACCTTCCTCTACATAGTAATACTTATTTTTTTCAGGTAATTTATATTGTCCTTTCTTATATTCCATAATTATAAGTTTTTTCTAATTGTTTTCATAAATAAATAACTGTATTGCATATGTAATCCAAAATTATATATTCCATCTAAAGTACCTTTATCTATAACATTCCATACTTCATCAAATATATCTTTAGGAACTTCATTAAGATTGTACCATTTAAAGGGGCTTATGGTACGTAAGTAATCATAAGCCCTTTCTTGTAATTTATCTTTATCCATCTAATCTTTCAATTAACTGTTCTATTTCATCTAGAAATATTGCAGCATCTTCAGTACTATCAATAATACTATCTTCTGTAACAGTTAGATCTTTACCAAATTTAGATACTATTTTAATAGCTTTTTTCATAGTTTTAAGGTCTTTTAAAGTAATATCTTCGTAACAACCAATAGATACCTTATCTTCTTTAAACTTAACATTGTAACCAGCTATTTCCATAGGTTCTACTTCTTTTAATAATTCTCTACTAAAAGCTTCAGCTTCTTGTAATGTTGGAAACCATTTAACCCACGTACTTATATCTGGTTTAGATGGAGTTGGTCCAATACCTTCTTTTACTAAAAAACAACGAATACCTTCAAACCTTCTTATTATATCAATATCCCCTTTTTTAGAACCTCCGTATTTCTTTAAAAATACAACATAAGTACCTGTAGTCCAAGGTTCAACTACTTTAGGTTTAATTATTTCAGCCCATTTTCCATTATCATAAACAAGACAATCACCGTGATTTTGAATTAATTTAGGATTATTGCCACGTAAAGTAAAGGTAGGTTCTGTAATAGCCGCTTTAGAATTTCCTCCTAAAGAGTTAACAATAGTTCCTACAGGATATCTCCTTTCAGCTTCTTTTAATAATTCTTTTATTTTAAATTCTTTTTGTTGTTTTTCATATGCTTCTTTTGTTGAAGGTTCTGTACAACTTATATTATACCAAACATTAGGATATTGTGTTGAGTAAGAGTGCCTCTTTGGAACAAAAACTATATATCCAGAAGCTTTTTTTCCTATAACTTTGGCTATATCATCTTTTTTGAACCCATAGTCATCGTGTAAAAGCCTAACATACTCAGGAATCCTTTCTTCTAATTCAGATGCTGCTTTTAAACATTCATCCCATTGTTGAGGTAAGATATAGATAGTACAAGTATACACAGAACTAGAACTAAAATGCTGTGTTTTCATACTTACTTCTTCATTATTAGCATTAAAATATAAATCTGGACGTTTACCCCAAGGAGCAAAATCATAGTCATATTTCCAACCTAGTTTTTCTACTTCTTCTTTTAAAGCCATTAGTAAAGGTAGAGAGCCTTTTACTCCAAAATTGTTCTTAAATCTCTTCATTGTAATAAGATTTAATTATATATTAGTTAAATAATTTTAATTGACTAGAATCTTCTAATTTAGCAACCCATTCTTTTGCTTTTATAATATAATAAGTATAGTCTATATTATAATCTTCAAAATTAATAGGAAAAAATGCTTTATTAAAGTATGTTACTTTCCACTCTTTTTTAAATCTTTTATGTTTATACGGAGCTTCTACATATTCGGTATATCCACTTTCTGACCTTTTAATAAGTTGTTTACCTTTAACTGATATAAAATATCTTACAGTTTTAGATAATTTTTGTATATTTACTTTACCATCTTTTACAAAATGTAACTCATACCAAGATTTACCCCTTTCTGGAGATTTTCTAGCTTTTACTCCAGCACAAAAGTCAAATATATTTTTATGATTCTTAATAGTATCTTCTATAGATATATTATTAACAAAATAATTATGTATGGCGTATGGTATTATAGAATGAGATTTATTTTTATGTAAAGGAATATCTTTAAATTCGTATTTACCTTTCCATTTAAACTTACCATTAGTATATACAGCTAAATAATTATTAACATCTGATATAATCATTTTAGAGTATTCTGCATATTCTAAAGTAAGTTTTGTTAAATTTTCCCAATATTTACATTTTTGATAAAATAATTCTTCATGTTGCTTATGAATTTTAACAGTTAATCCATCTGTATTACATTGTATCATTGTGAGGTTAGGTATATCCATTAATTCTTCTGCAAGCATTGTAAGCATTAATTGTCCATTAAGAGTAGTAGTAACAGTATATTTAGGATCATATAACCAACTAAATTGACTATTACTATTTCCATAACTAGCATTTGCAGCTTCCTTAAATCCATCAACTATATGTTTATTACCCTTTTCTTTAAGAGCCTTTTCTTTTAATCTTACATCTACAATGTCATGTTTATATACCTCATAAAATGCAGGACCTAAATGTTGAGGATACATTTTATTTACAATAGCAATACTTGGATATAGTGATGATACATCTGCATCAATTATTACATGGTTATCATCAGAATTTATAATTTTGTTTGATATTGAAGCATGAATTCCTCCGGTACCATAATAAAAGTCTAATCCTTTATAGTTAATGCAGAAATCTAAGTCTCCAGAAGTATTTTGAATAGTAGTTTTTTGAAGTTGTTTTAGAAATTCTTTAAATATATCAGATTTAAAATTAATATAATCAAAGATACACTCTGATAATTTAATAGATTTTCTATAAGTTCTTAAACTCTTAATATCTTTAGGTAATTTGTTGGTTTTTTGACAATATAACTTTAGTAATAGTTCAGAACCTATTTTTGTATTAGACCAATTTAAACAAGGTATATTATACATTTTTTGTAAATTCTTTCTTAATTCAATCATTGGTTTGGTCCTAATATATAACTGTTCTGTAGCAATTACATCATTAAGATTATAAGACAATACTTGTTCTTCCCAATTATCACCCTTTCCTTGACTAGGTAAATCTTCTATATCTTTTAAATCCATTGAAAATTCACACCATTTTAATCCTGTTCTTCTATTTTTATTGTCAAAATGATGAATTTTATATAAATCCAAATGAGGAATTTTAAGTTTCCATTCAGGTACATCTGGAAATCTATTTTCATCTGAATTAGTTATAATTGCGGCATATCTTTGTATATCAGCTGCACTTGCTTTAGGATTTCTGAATAAATATTCTAATATTTGAGCATCAAATGTTATACAGTTAAATCCTATTAATCCAGTAACTTCTTTTTTTAAAAATTCAAATAATTGTTCTCTTTCATCTTTTTTTTCAGATATTACAAATGTTTTAATTTTTCTATTATCTCTATTTAGAAAAGTTCCTGTAAATATATTTAAGGTTTCTAAATCATATATCCATATCATTTTAAATTCTAATATTAAATGTAAAAAAAAATAACCCGCATAACTATCCATATTTAGTATGTTTAGATTATGCGGGTTAAGTTAGATGTTAATTATATGTAAAGAACGTTTTATTTCTAAAGGCAAATATTACTTAGTCTGTGCAGCAAATGATTGATGTTCTACACTCTTAGTTACAGGAGTGTAATCAAACTTCATAACTTTATCTCCTACATATTCCTCAGTAGTAGATAGGAATGTGTGAGTATAAATTGGCTTACCAGAAGATACTCTTACTTCACCATCACTGCTAACTATAGGCTTTTGATTAGGAGTCATAGGAGTATGCTCATCTCTAATACCAATCAAGGCACCTTCTGGAAGAGTAGAACCAATTTCCAATCCTAGGGCATCAATTGCAGCCACATTCATATTTTCAATATGACGTACAATATAATTGTTACTAGAACTGGTATCCCAACCTTTAAGCATTTTGCTGATAGAGCTAAGTTCGCTACTAGGAGCAGACCCTCTAGATTCTACTTGCCTTTTTTGTGCAAGGTAAACAGTTTTCCATTCAGGCTTAATAGTATCCTCTGAATGGATAAGAACTACTTTACCTGTTTCTAATTGTGCTGCAAATTGCTTCTCAAGTTCAGCATTGGTAATCTTGTTTGTTTGAAATACATTTTTCATTTTAGTAAATTTGTTAATTAGTAAATTGTTTGTTTGTGTTTATATATTAACCAGCTGAGTTAATTCTTTTGTTAATCTTTTAATGCATTAGCAAGTACTTTCAGTAAATATAGAAATGCGGCCAGTACATAAAACCAGCCTGATAGTTTAAAGCCATATATTACAATACAGGCTATTAATAATAGTAACATAGTATTATTTTATTATTCTTTTAATGATGATTTGATTACTTACAATAAGTTCTGTTTCATCTTCAAAGTATTCAGAACCTTTAGGTATAATACAGATAGCATTATAATAATTTCTATCTTTAGTTTTAAAGGAATGAAATCCTTTTGAAATTACTTTAATGTTATCATTTGTAGTTATTCTGTATCCATACACACAAAATACCTGTGGATACGCCATAAATACAATTTCATCTTGTACCTTAAAATCTATTCCAATACGTAATCCTGAAACAGGTTTAGGAGTTAATTCAGTAGAGTATTTTTTTCCAATTATATATTGGAATCCTTGTACCGTACTGCTAATTATATCAGAACATATTTCTACTTCTTTGTAGACTTCTATATCTTTTTTGGCAATCTTTGCTTTTTTTTGTCTTGTTATTAAACACATTATCTTTAGTATTAAATTACTTAAAAACATCCAAGTAGAGTCCACTATTAACTTATTAATTAAACCCTACTAAATTTAAAATAAATATATACTCTACTTGGATGTATATTATTGTTTAGAATATAGAAAATTCCTGGGATAATAGTTGTAAATCGAAAAATATTTAAAATTAGTTTACTATTTCCCAGGAATTCTCATCCAACCTAAACCTGCTCTTTTATAATAACTTCAGATAGATTAATTAAAGGTACATCCTCTAACCTCTTTTTCTGAGTTCTTTTCTCTGTGTGCATAATATCTTCTAAAGAAGATAAGGGTTTAGAACATTCTAGCCAAAAGATTATTGCATCTTCTGTAGATCTAAAAGACTTTGCGTCTTGCTCTGTACAAGCATATAAAGGTGCCATATGTGCTTTCTCCTTTGCAATATTAGGAGATTTCATATAATGAACTATTTTACACATTATACAGCCTCCTCTAATTTTACTTTCTGATAGTCATACAAGAAAGGCTTGGCCTTAAAGAACTTGTTAGTTCTTATTACAGTTGGATTATTCAATGAGCCTCTACCTAACTTAGAGCTATTAGGAATATAGTTAAACCCGTATCTTCTAGTTCTTCTATTAGGAAATGATCCAGAAGATATAAACCCTAATGGACTTTCCTTGATCTGTTCTCTTGTTAAAGGTATATTTCCCATAGTATTAAAAGTTTTTAGGTCTTGGTGTGAATTTAAAGGGTTTAGTATCTAGGAATACTTTACCTAATTTTAATCCTTCATCTACTTTAGATTGTAGAAAATCTTCAACATCCTCCTTATAGATATAGGTAGTAGTTGTAGTCTTAAAATTAGGATCTTTTTTGACATTAATGAAATAAACTGTCAATCTAATCTTATTTAGAGATGGTTTAGGTATTTTAACCTTTTCAATCTTAGCAAGGGGTTGAACACTTGCTTTTAATAACTTCAACTCTTTCCTTTCTTGGGCAGTTAATTTATTCCTAATAATAGGAATAATTCTAGGCTGTCTTAATCCTAAACTCACCATTAGAGCATCATCATTAACATCTATTGGTGGGTATTTACTTCTTCTACTCTCATTCATTTTGTAAGAGATTTTAATTGATTAGTATTAAAAAATAATCCTGCTGTCAAACCTAGAGGCTGAACAAGGGATTTATTAAACCTCTCAGCAGGATTAAATCCAGATTTTAATTTTCATCATTACTAGATTCTGGAACTGTTTCGTTAGGTTCAGGTTCCATATCAAATTCTACTCCCTTCCAAGTACATACATCATATATTATGAATATAAGTACTAATAGGTACACAAATACAATAGCTGTTAACCATATTGCAGATGGATATAGTCTATAAAATTCTAGAATATTTGTCATCATAATGCAAATTTTTCTACTTTAATAACTACATATCCTTTATAATTAACCAGAAAGGATATTTTTCCCCAGCTACCATTACCAAGATCATTTCTTTTTCTTGGGTTAGGAATTTCATCTCCTTTTTTATCTATAATGGTATCAGATAAAATTTGAATAGTACCATCATCGAAGACTTTAACATCATTCTTTTTATGAAGTTTTCTAGTCACTTCATCAGTTGTATAACTTTTACGTGCCATAATTTAATTATATTTAGTGAGTAATTGATTAATATTGAAAAGAGTACAGTAATAGCATATTAGGTATCTGTACTCTTTTGTGTTTTATAAGGCTTACACTTACCTATATAGCCACCGGTTATTTTTCTTAAACCTTACTTTAAATGGCCTGTTATCTGTTAAGGTACTAGAAGATAGTACCCAAGTTGCTCCAACTATATTAGCTCCAAAATACATAACCGTACAGTTTTGTCTTAATTGTTGATTGTTAGTATGTAGAGCATACTCCTGTACTGCAAATATTGCTAAATTTACAGCAATCATAGTAATAACCCTTTTCTCTTGAGTTTTTTGTCTTTCAATTAAGGGTCTATTATTATACTTTGGTCTAGGTTGAGCTAGTTGTGCTTGTCCTAATATATTTGTTAGGGCAAAAACTAATATTAATAGTATAGTTTTCATAGTTTAAGTTATTTAATTTACAAAAAATAACAGGTAGCATTTTTAGTCTAGGAATGCTGAAGTAACTTAACTGACGCTTCAATTAAGATGCTACCTGTTAAATGGTTATTTTCTGTCCCAATTAGGTAACTCATCTCTTGGAATAAGATTACCTTGTACTAATACCAAATCTTTCATAGTTTAGATTGTATTTCCCTACTTTAGTACACATTATCTAAAGAGTGTAGGTTACTCTCTAGTGTGTTTTTATTAAAATAATAGTTATCCATACGGATTAATATGGTCAAGATTTTATAGATGGTTTGTTCCCCATCTCCTGTTACTGTGCACAGTAGAGCAGGACCTCCTACAGTATCTCTTAGGTCATGTAACCTTTAGGTGGCCATCTCCTTAAGACTAAGAGTTCTTTCAAGGGTGCTAATCCCTCTTCTGTATAACTATTATGGAGAGGCAGGTAGGAATTGAACCTACATTATCACAATATCACACTTAATATATGTGCTACTGTCTCATAATTAATGCTTATAAAACTTCGGGTTTGAAGAAACTTAGCATTGCTGACATCAGAGGCGAAAAGGCACTCTTATCAAGTTTTTTAGAAAGTAACAAACAACATTTATTAAACTTCTACTATTTCTTTAGTTAACATTAATTAGCATAAGGCTTCAGTCTAAGACTTACTACACTGCTTTAAGTAGAGCGTATGTTGTCTGTTATTAAAAGAAAGTAACAAGTAATCACATGAAGTTTAATCCATTTACACTTCAATTATTCTATAAGCATTTTCACCTGTGGATGCAGTTGAAATTACTTGTTACTTATAAGTTAAAAGAAAGAATGTCTCTCTATCTATGTTGAGAGAAGTTGTAAAGACTCAGGTTAACATTTTGTAGTCATCTAATGTGTCATTAAACACACACCTCTACAGTTACAACTCTAACTTGACTCGTTAGCATTCTTTCTTAAATTATATTCTATACCTCTAGGCCAACTATACTAGAGTTAATACCTTTTACGGGTGGATAAATATAGAGTATTTAAGGTGTTATTTAACAATCTTAACTGTTTTACCTAATATTTTAGATATCTCAGCAACTGTTAG